TCTGTAATAGGTTCTCGTCCAGGTTCTCGTCCATCTGTAATAGGTTCTCGTCCAGGTTCTCGTCCGCCATCTCGTCCATCTGTAATAGGTTCTCGTTTAGGATCTGTAATGGGACCTCCCAGACCTTTTGAACGCTCAATGTCAGCCCCTGGTGGGTTCAGACCAGGATCCCGTATAGGGTCCAGGAGTTCAGTGGGATCGGGACGACCAGTGCAAAGCTTCCCCCTTCAATTTGGGTCACAGCCTCGAACGAGATCCGTCAGACCGGGTTCAATGGGACCCCCTCGATCCGTCAGACCGGGTTCAACGGGACCTCCTCGATCGTCTGCGATCTCACCCGTCACCTATCGACGTGTCTTCAAACTGCGACAGAACAACAGCACATGCGAGTGTGTGTGTCGCCAACCTGGCAGATGATTGGTACTTCGTCGCCATGGACCGGCTCCAGAATATGACTCAATATACGCCTTACACAGGACCTGTCTTCTTTGGCTGTTCCCTGGTCTCGGTCCGTTACGACTTTATACGTGGATACATGGAGGGCAGTCGGCAAATCATCGCGACTCAAGCGGCACAGAATTCGTCGGAGGATATGTCACAGAATTCGTCGGAGGATATGTCACAGAATTCGTCGGAGGATATGTCGTGGGATATGTGGTCACACCCGTATTATGATGAAATCCAACAAACTGTGACATCCTGTCGGTATAATCTTGCAGGTGTATATGACGGAGTGCGTTTGTTTTGCCCATCAAATATGTAACACTTGATCAGATGGACAGTTCCCATTCCAAATCAACCCCGTTCGGTGACGATATCAACGCCACGCCCCTCTCGAAGCTCCAACCGTCCATCATTTCCAAGAAGGACATGGGACCGATCGATATGCCCACGTATAACCCATCCATTCCAGAGGATCCTGAGCCGCCCCAACAACGTCGTGTCCAGTTCGCCTCACAAACGAAGGGCAAGCAACGGCCCGTGAAGTACAGGAAGCCGCAGAGGGCTCAACGGCCTCGGGAATTTAGGAGGACCTCGATGGACAACTCGATGGACAACTCGATGAACCAGCGATTCCAGTTCCAGCAACCGACATCCCCGCCCAAGGAGAAAACTCACCGAGCCGTGCAGTTTTTGTCCGATTACGGTGGACGTATATTTGTCTTCGTGCTCATATTACTGGTGTTGTTTATGTATCCAAAAGTAGCTATTGTTCCGTATATAGGCAATGGAAACAAGGTGACGTTCCTTGGGTCTGTGTTTCTGGCGAGTGCGGCTTCGGGGGCATATGGACTTGGCAGTGCATTCCTTTAAATGGTAGTTGCTTGATGCATTTCGTTATGGTTGATTAGTACGTACTTGTCTTTATTAAAAGCGACAAGTGGGATCGATTTCAACAGTGTGTTTTGGGATACCATACACACTGATGCAATCTGTTTCAATGGGTGGTTGATTCCGTGGACAATGCATGCACAGTGGATGCATATGCCACATATACATTCTGGCGTCTTTCCCTCCAGGCGATCTTTGATATCAGCATGGACAGTGTGACACGTTCTGAGAACCCTGTTGTACACAAAACGGGTCCCGAACTCGAGTTGTTGAAGTGCCCGAACCAGTAAATCGGTCGCATGAACCGTAATGTACAACGCTGGAATATCCGGGAGGGCATGTTTGAACTGTTTCATCATCGCGACGCATCCTTTCTCGCTCACGGCACACGCCCTGGCAAGTTCCTTGATGCTTCGGCTGTGGCCCATCATTTTGCAAGAATAGTACAAACAACAGGTAGAGACAACGTATCTGTTTGCAGGCATACGTTGATTGAGGGTGCGTTGTGCATCGTAAAAACGGTGGAGAAGGACAATGGCTTTATCGCAAGTACCGAGTGACAGTCGGAGAGCCTGTGCAAAATTTTTGATGTACCCCACAGTTTCCTTGATGGGAGCCGGGACATGTGGACAGATCAATTGTGATAGGTTGGCCGACCGTCCATCCTGTCCACCCTGTCCATTCTGTCCATTCTGTCCATTCTGTCTCGACGACTTGGGAGAATGCAGCGAGGGCACAGGATGGACAGGATGGACAGGATGGACAGGATGGACAGGATGGACAGGATGGACAGGATGGACAGGATGGACGGAATCGACAGGTAGGTCAGTGGCGAAGGGTGATCTTTCTCCGGGTCGAAAATCGGCACGTGCGTTCTCATCATGGAACCATTCTTGTCCTGTATCAAGAGCGTGCGCAGTGACCACACGTCCACAGTTCTGACATACTGTGACGTTGGACCCTGTAATGATAAGATCTTCTTCGCCATATGGACAATCACAGGACTCGCTGTATGGGTGTATCATCGTCATCCTGTAATACGCCACGCTGACCCGAAGAACCCGTATCTACCTGTCGATTCGGCTCCCACCCCTATCGGGAGATATTCGATAAGAATCTGCTTGTCATGTGTCAGTTGTCATGTGTCAGTTGTCCTCCTGGCAGTAGAAGCACAGTAGATATTATTCATCAGCAGCGATGATCGAGGACACAATTGGCACCTACCTTACGGCCCCGGCACCACCACACAAAGACGCTTCCGTATCGTCAGTGCCTGCCTTACCCATTTCGTTATGCATCATTGAAACGAGGTTGACCTTTTGGCTTCCGAAGGTCCTTCAGAATGCCCTGGATGCGTTCCCCCAGTGTACCATATTTGTGGTGGCTCCGGCTAACGTTCTTACATGGCTGACAAACACCTTCCCATCTGTCCAATCTGTACGGGGCATTGCAATTCCTCCCCAAATAGGATCGAGGAATACGTTTAATGCAGTGATGTACAATCCAGAGTTCTGGACCCATTTCTCGACTCCGTATGTGCTCATGTTCCAATGTGATACGTGTTTTGTTCGTGGGGCATCCACGAGGTTATCCAGCTTCATGCCGTTTAAGCACGTGTACTACGGAGCAGTGTGTGGATCGTTACAGGCCGATAGCTTCATCATCAACGGTGGACTGAGTCTTCGTCATGTCGAGACCTTCCAGAAGGTGTTGAAGACGGCCACAGAGACGGACATGAAGGAGGACGAGGACATTATGTTCACCCGCGCGCTGAGGACGCAGGGGTACAGTTTGCCCACGATCGGGGAGTGCATGGACTTTGCCGTGGAATCTCTGGGCAATCCGAGTCGAGCCATCGGGATTCACGGGTCTGACAAGTACTACGCACCGCCTTCCCTGATTGCGGCGATGTTCGGACAGGCGTCGGTTCCGATCTTCGACTGTGTGATGTACAACGGCGAGCCCATCTTTAGGAAACGTCTGAGTTTGCTCGAGAACATTGTGGAACAGTTCATCGTGGTGGAGAGCCGTCTTTCCCATTCGGGTGTTGTCAAGGAGCTGGAGTACCCGCTCAAGTTCCCGAACGGGCACCCCAAGGTGACCTATATCGTTGTGGACACGTTCCCTGCTGTCCCGGAGTCGTTCCGAGCCGGCAGTGCGTTGGAGATTAGGGAAGCATGGTGGAGGGAACGGTACCAACGCGATTATGCCCGTTTGCACGTTCCTGACGTCGACGGGTTGGTCTTGGTCAACGATGTGGACGAGCTTCCCGATCCGTCGTCACTGCTTGCTGTATCGGCGACGGCCGGGTGTCACATGATGAAACCGAGGCATTTGTTACAGGAGTTCCTCATATACACGCCGAACTGGGTGAAGAATGATGAGGTATGGTTAAAGGCGTACATTTGCGGGACACGTTCCATGCCCCAATCGATGACGGATCAACGTTGTCGTGGACCTGGTGTCTCCCCACTGATTACGGAGGGTGGTTGGCATTGCAGTTTCTTCTTCGACGACATCGAGGAGCACATCCGCAAGGTGAAGCATTTCGCGCACCGTGAATTTAAGTCGCACATTGACAGGGAGGTTATTCGCGACCGTATCGAACGTGGACAGGACCCATTCGACCGCGGGGATGCATTTAACGGGACAGCCACCACACGTCATCACTGGTTGGAGTACGTGTAACAGCCCCCCTGGTTGAGGCCAACGTTGTATAAAAAAGTAAATGGAACGGAATTTACCATGTTGTTTATGCTTGTGGGTGAAAATCTGATTTTTACCACGTTCGTCTAGGGGTTGCGAAGGTGCAGACTGACGTCAACGTGGTATAAAACTGAAAAGGCCGATTTGAAAACTCTCTCCCATCGGAACGTCTAGTAATCCTCTGGTCATTCTCTATACAAATAATATTCATGTTTTTCACTTTATGCCATGTTATATATCTAGCCCTCTGAGACCTTATATAGAGGACAAAAAGTGAATCTAAGCTTCTGGAGCAAAATACAGCGTGGTAAATTATGAAGATCCTTATTTCATAATTTACCACGTTGGGTTCGTTTGGCGTCCCGAGGGGTGGACGAACGTGGTAAAGTCCGTCTGCCCAAAAAAAAGCACCCTCGGGACAGAGACTGGAACCCCCCTGTACCAGCGCCGCTCACACACCGCGGCTGGGAATTGACCACGTTTACAAAAGTGGGTTGTACAGCCCTCCAGAGCGCTGGACGAGGGCGTTTTCGGGGGTCAAAATGGACTCAACGTGGTAAAAAACAGGAATTTAACTGAAACGTATGTGCCGCGGCAGCTTTCATCCTTGTGTCCTTGTGTCCACCCTGTCCATTCTGTCCACCCTGTCCACCCTGTCCATTCTGTCCACCCTGTCCACCCTGTCCACCCTGTCCACCCTGTCCACCCTGTCCACCCTGTCGTCTAATGCCATGATTTATTGTGGAGCATATGTTCAATGGCGAAGAATCAATCAATGTACCTGTACGTGTCGAACCAGTGCCCGAGCTGTGTTCGTATGTTGGAGATCGTTAAACGTCTCGGTGTCAAGGCAACTGTCATTAATATTGATGAACAAGCACCCCGTCACCGTATAGATGCTGTGCCGACGATTGTGACGGGGCAGGGAAAATCGTATGTGGGAACGAATGCCTTTATGTATATGCAGCAGATGGAAGAGGAATGTCCCTTGGATCAGTACGCGTTGATTTCCGGAGAGGATATCAATCGCCCGTATACACATATGGACACAGACGAGACGCTCCTGGAGTGCCCGTTCTCTGCCTTTGCTGATGACTGTGACTAGCGCTGATGCTTTTTTCTGTTCTTTGAGTATGAACAAAGTCGTGGATAGTGTGTACATGAAAGCCAGCATCCCGTTGTTGCTGTTTACGCTTGTGCCCATCGTGTCCGCAGCGTCATATCGTCTGGAATGGTTGGAAGTGTTGGGTCTGTTGTACCTTGCGTACGGCGTGGTCATGACCGTGCATTCCATCCTGTTGTTTGTTGATTCGAAGATCCGTGAGAAACGTGCCAAGCCAGGGAACGCGACAAGGGTGGGCAAGGTCGGTCAGCTGTTTTCCCCCTGGACGCCGATCGGGGGCGGGATACAGTTGGCCATGTTCCTGGTGTTCCTGTGGATGAGTTGGGGGGTTCCGCTAATAAATTTCAGGATGTAATAACGGACCCCTCCCCGAAAATATTCTGGCTCGTTCTAATATGGGATCTAAATCCCGCCCACAAGAGTTTGCCCATGTGTCCTGTTTTAAGTATTCCCGTTCAAAATGTACTTCCAAGCATGGGAATACACGGTCGAAATGTATTGCCATGCGTAAACAGAAATGTCTCAAAAATGGAGGCTATGAAGATACTGAGGACGATCTCATGCGGTATGTCTATGCTCAGGATGGAAAATCCGTCGGAGGCAATGCTTTTAATGTGGAGCGATGTGACGCTGACCGTCGTGTGAAAAAACAAGAGCAGATCGCACGTCTTCAAGCCAGGGTTCAAGACGCAAAATCCACACGTGATCAACTGATCGCAAAGTGGAAAGCTCTCGGGTACGCGTATGATAAAAACTCGTATGAAGCGGGATGTGCGGCAAAGATACGGAATGCCAAGTCCATCAAGGAACTGCGCGAAATCAGAGTTCCGTTTGGTAAAGGGAAAGATAACTCTGAACCATGTGGTTATTATAACGTCGGTAACGGTGAGGAGTGGTCGTATACTGATTGGGAACGGCGATTTACAGCTGAATACAACAAGAATCAATACAATAAACAGAATCCCAGGAAAGTGAGGAATAATAACAATTACAACAACAATTACAACAACAACAACAATAACAGGAACAATAACAACAACAATAACAACAACAATAACAACAATAACAACAATAACAGGAACAATAACAACAACAATAACAACAACAATAACAACAACAATAACAACAACAATAACAACAACAATAACAGGAACAATTCCCGGGATGATGCGGAGACGTGGAACAAGTCAAAGTTCGAAGCGTATAAGAAATGGCTCCTCAATAATACAGATCCTCGAAAACTACGTATGATTAATAATATTAAAAATCGGTTTGGTGACGTCCGACTTGAGAGAGGAAAGTACGCAACAATGTTGAATGACAACTGGTGGGTGTATGAGGCTGGAGGCTACTACTTTTCGGTTAACCGTTTACAAAACTTACAAAATTTTATTAATTACTACGAAGAGAAGGCAAATAAGAAGACAAATACTAACAAGAAGAGGTACAATCTGGATGAAAATGCATTTAGGGCGACCTACGACAACATTACACTGGACAATTATCACAATTTTAAACAAAAAAATACTCCAGAGAAGATCGAGGCAAGAAAACAGTTCATGCTCGACATGAAGAATGTAGATACGTACTGTTACAATACACCACCGAATCTCGCATCCGCAGGGAAATACATTAAAAAACCATCTGCACTGTATAACATGTATCAGGATGCATTGGCATATCAACAGTCCAAATGATGGCCTACGAGTGGCCTATAAAGGCAAGCAGCAGACCCCAGACCCCAGGCAGCAGGCAGCATCATGGAACCTGTCACAGAACCTGTCACAGAACCTGTCACAGAACCTGTCACAGAACCTGTCACAGAGCCCGTCATAGATTTCCAAGAGTACTGTTTATTCTGTCGTACGGTCCAATCGACGGCCCTTCGTGGTCTGTTCGAGGTCTTGTTCCACATCATCCACGACAGCAATTTGACATGGGACGGGGACGGTGTGTCTCTGGTGACGATGGACTCGGCTCGGTGCGCCATCATCCACATGGCCCTGTTTGCGGACAAATTTGACGAGTACTACTGCGACTCGAAGGTCATCATGGGTGTGAATATGGCGTCAGTGTTCAAGCTGTTGAAAACGGCTTCGACCAGTGATACCATCACCCTATTCTGCAAGAAGAAGAGCGTTCACGAGTTGGGGATCATCATCGAGAATTCCGAGAAGAATACGTCGACGAATTATACGCTCAAGCTTCTGGATTGCGATTCGGAGAACATCATGGTGCCAGAGGTTGTGTTCGACCGTGTGTTGTGTCTTCCGTCTGTCTACCTGCAACGCACCTGCCGCGAGATGCAGAATCTGGGCGACTATATCACGGTGAAGGCCAAGGACAGTACACTGCAGCTCGTGTGCGAGGGAAACTTTGCCACCCAGGAGACGTGTATCGGGGAAAGCGATTCGTGTCTCTCCGTCCTGGAGACCACCGGGTGTGACGTGGAAGGCCTGTTCAGTCTGCGGTACCTCACCCTGTTCACGAGGGCGAGCGGACTGTGTGCGACCGTCAACCTGTGTTTAAAGAACGAGTTCCCGCTGGTCATGGTGTACAACGTCGCCAACCTGGGCCAGTTGCGGTTCTGTCTGGCGGCACGTGTCGGATGACATCAAAGAACAACAACAACAACAACAACAATGTACGGAATGTACGAAGATATTAGCCAACGTGTAAATTCCCTTCTTGATGCGTGGGCTGTTCAGGGTCTCGAACACAATTTGGAGTTACTTGTGTGCATGTGGTCATCGAAGTTGGTTCGTGATCCCGCCGACGCCGTGTTGATGGACTACGGTGTGAGTATCGGTCGGCCGCCGAGGAAGACTTATGCTTCGGTTCCTGACCTTGTACTTGCCTTTGTGGCCATGGACGGGTCGTGGCACTGGCCAATTCGGTCGGGGGTTGCCCATAATTTACACGTTACTGGTGCACCCATGTTGACCATGCCCCCCATGTGTGGAGAGAAAGCGTACCCCATCTGGATCACTGTGGGAAACATGCGACATCGGAAACGGTTGTGCACGAGACAGAAACATATTGACATGTTCGGGTATATCCTCCAGAAGAGACGTACTCTGTTCTGGGAGATATCATTCCGTGAATTTATAGAAACAACGTGGCACCCGGAGCGTGTCTGTGCCTGGTGTTTCGACACTGAGGACAACGACATGTTTATGGATGGATAGATGGATAGATGGATAGATGGATAGATGGATAGAGCCATCACTGTTTCCTGAGACAGTATACAGTACAGATGGACGTATAATTCAGTCCGTATCCATACGTTCGACAGGCCGTCGCGGGGTCTTTGATGACTTTGCCGCAGCTGTCTTTGAGGATCGGGCCTTCCGGGGAGAATCCCTGTTTATGGGACCAGCAGTTGGCGTTCCGGATGAGGACGATATCACCCAGTCGCAGCGTGGAGCTGTTGGTTCTGTTTCCGGGATTGGGATTATGGACGTCGGCTGTGGAGACGCCGAATTCCCGTGCAAGGTCGGCCACTGAACGTGGTGTTTTCACTCGGTACATCACATGTTTATGATATTTATACCAATGAAAATCAATGTTGGGAGCAATGACTGAGGCGATTTTGACGCTGCCTTTGGGGCACACCGTATCCTTGTCGATGACTGTGATGGTCCACCCCATCGCCTTGGCATCATCCTGGACCCGTTGTCTCATGTCACGACACGAGGACAGATCGACGGATGACATGTTCCCGGCCAGGTTCCCCGGCTGGAGTTTCGTGTCTCCGCGATTGACATAATAGTTGATGGCGTATGCATAACAGTTGTTCTGACTGGTCCCTACTGGACTTCCGTAGAGGACATTGGAAAATGTGTTTTCATTCCTTGTGTTTGACATTTTACTATACGCATCTTAAATAAATTCGTCTATATCCGAATTCAGTGACTGGGCATCATCTTCGGGCTGTTCGGTCTGGATGAGGCATTCCATGGGAACCGTCTGGATCTGAACGACTTTCCACATGCCGCCGTACTCGTGCTTCCCGAATGACAGCCTCGAGAGCTCAAGAATCAGACGACACGACGTGTTCACTGGAATATCCTCTCGGCCGATGGGTTTCCTGTTCTGATCGAAGCAGGCCACGTCTGTCCCGATCTTGACCTTAAACCCGTGATCCCCGAAGAAGCTCTTGAACCCCCGACGGAGCACGGCATCATCGAGGTTCTTGGCGACTGCGAACCAGTCGGCCTTGTTGGCGATGCAGGTATCTTCGATGAAGGTTTCCGTGCTCCTGAAGAAGGTCATCATGGCCTCGTCACCCTGGAGGTAGACGAACGGGACAGTTTCATCCTCGACGGATGTGGTGAGGACGACCGGACTGGTTTGGATGCGCACTGGGTCTTTGATGTCGACGACGAACAGACGAGCGGCGGAATCCTTGACGATGGGTTCGAATGCAATGGACGAGTGGTCTACGGAGCGATATGGTTGAGCCATGGTGTCTCATAGAAAAATTGGGTTGCATTTGAACGCATTGTGTGTGGATGAAATCTACGGATGTTTAAAGAAGACAATGTGACAATGTGAGAGTATGGGTTCACTCGAGCGTGTGCAGGTCGTCCGTCAAAAGGTCGTGGACAGATTTTCCGTGTCTCTCGGACCACATCTCGGGAAACACCTCGAGATTCTGTTGTGGAACGCCACGATCAGACGATGCATTAGCCAACGCCTTCCCACGCAATGGGACTCATCGACTGGTCTGACGTTCCGGGAGATGTATACACAGCGTGCCATTGCCCTGGACCTCTTCAATTTACGGACAAATACATCCCTGAGGGACCGTATATGTTCGGGTGAAGTGCCCCTAAAGACATTTATTTCGATGACACCGTACGAAATGGATCCTGCGCGATGGGCTCCTGTATTCGAGCGAGCAGCGTATAAAGCCCTCCGTAAACAGTTGACTGTGGATGTGGAGAGTGCACCAGACGGGGCATTCCAGTGTCGCAAATGCAAGAGCTGGAAGACTACGTTTTACGAGCTTCAAACACGCTCTGCTGACGAACCAATGACGTGTTTTTGCCAGTGTGTGGCGTGTGGCAACAGGTGGAAGGGGTGATACCCTATACCCTATACAGGTTTGGGCATATGGTCTGGGGATATTCACCCACCGACTCGTGATATGGCATACACCAGAGACAGACACGTGATACTCATGCCGATGGTGAGGCCGGTCGTGATGCCGTACATGTAGATTGCAATGGCCATGATGACGGCGATGGAGGCGAGGTTATGTGATTCACGTGCGAAGAGCATTATCCATATCAGATAATATTTAGTGTAGTGTATATCTACCTCTAGACGAACATGACTTTGGCGCTCGTGTTCTTGATCCGGAGCACGTTATGGTACAGGGTGAACACCTTGATCTTTGACAGGGGTGTTTCCGGTCGGACATCGCCTTTCAACGAGACCTCCTGGAGGTTGCCGAAATTCGCCGTGCCCGTATGATACCGCGACATGGCTTTGAGACAGAAGGAGTACATGTTTGGGGGGCACAAGGATCCACCAGCACAGCTCCGGAGTCCGTAGAAATAGGGCTGGACCAGTGTGTAATATGTATCCCCGTGCACCGAGACACGGTCCTGTTTATTGAATGTGATCCGTGCATTGGTCAATGGACGATCGATGTACTCGAACAATGTGTTGTTTGCGTTTTGTGTGCCTTCGGTATACGCCACCCAGACAATGGCTTTTGCACTGAACCGTACATTCCCCAGGTTGACAGACACATTCGGAAGTCTCTGGATGGCTCCTCCGGAATCAACTGTATACGTGGTCTGATCACTGTCGATCACACTTTCGAATGCGAGGGTGAGTTCTTGGTGTTGCGGTGGGGGTTGTCCCACAGTGTCGACATCTGCGTATTCACAGAGCACGCGGATGTCCAGGCCTGGATCATCTCGTAGACCCGGACACAGCGTGCCCAGTCCTTCCCATTCGATGTCGACCGTGAGCGAGCTTGACATTGCCTGGAGGGGCAGTGGTGCGCGCGCGAACCCTTTCCGGCACATCAGGAATCGTAATGGGATGTACAGGATATGTGGTTGGTTTGTGGGTAACGGATCTCGTCCCACCATCGCGAGGAGCCCCTGTGCATGTCCTGCCCTCGTGTACAGTCGATCGTATAAATCCAACCACAGCCGTTCAATGTTATGGATTTCCTGGTCATCGAGCATCAACCGGATTCGGCGCAGGAGTCGGTAGCCGATGTGTGCATTCCAGACAGACGGGACGACGGGTGGTGTCAATCCGGGCCCTGGTTCGAACGAGTCAGGGGTGAGCACAGGTAAACGGATCTCGAGGTACATATCACCCAAAAAGTCGGCTTTTTTGGGAATGTCCACACGTGTACGGGTCAGTGGTGAATACTGGATTTTTACTTCGTCTACCCATGTAACAAATGGGACATGACGTCTATACTGAATTTTGAAGGGGGACCATCGACCACGCAGCACGAGATCTTGTTTCCCCAGTGCGGCGACTTGGATTGCGGCTCCTGATCCGGGCGTGCAAGCCTGCATGCAAGTAGTCATGTATTTTTTTTGCAGAATGTCGCACCTTGACGTTTCCCGAGCACGTATGCTGTCTTGACCGTTGTGTGGTCCATTGCAAAATCGAACGGTGACAGCTGCCCTGGATCGATCTCGACACGCCAGCGGACGGCCTGGTACCGGATGGCCACGCTGAGCAGTGACCTGGTGTACTCGACGATCGACTGGATCGGTTCGGCAATGTGGTCCACGAAGGAGACGGCGAGTGTGGACATGGGATCGGGGGTATGCGGGACAGGTTCACCCACGCCTCCGTCGACGTATACCTGTCCTCCATACGTGCCGTGGGTGAATACAAAGGGGACACGGCATGAGAGACAGAGTGCCGTACAGATCTTGGTGGATGGGTGTGTATGGTGAGACCAATGTTCGATGGCACCAGTTGATACATTGCACACCACGACGACGAGCAGGTGTCCTGTTTGCTGGAATACATCCTGGAACGTTCGATGTCCCACTTTGGTCACACGTTTGATGAATCGGAGGAGATGCTGTGAACCGTGCATGCCGAATTTCATGGAATTGGACATCACACGTTCTGGTGGCGTATCGAGGACGATGGGATTCTTCGCCACCCGTTTTTTGAGCGTGTTGCACGATGCACCGAGACATAGCCCGGTGGCGATGATGGATCCGACTGAGCACCCGTAGAACGAGGTGACATCATCCAGCCATCCCTGGCGCTGGAGGGTGGACAGGGCGCCGAGCATGCACACGCCACGACTGCCTCCGCTGCCGAGGCTGAGGGTTGTGGGGAGCGTTGTGTACGGCCTAGTCCAACGGTTTGTCCTTGCTGCTCTGGTCATATGCGTACTCGACGAAATCGGCAAAGGTTGCCCGTTCGAAGAGACGCCATCCCTGCTTCTTGGTTGACTCTCGGAGGAGGTCGAACAGGTCGCGCAATTCGTCGCCCCAGTAGTATTCGAAGTGTTCGATATCGAGCGGCGACGTAATTGCGGGGATGTAGACCGAATGATCGTCGCTGTCTTTATCGGATACGTTTTCCCCGACACCTTGAAACTGGTCGTCGAGTGTCATGCTCTGGTCCTGTGTATATGTTTTCTTTATACATGGTTTAAACATCATTTGCGAGCCATCATTTCCTGTTTGACTTTTGTGTGTACGGATGGTGGGTACGTGTCCCTACAGAGACGCATGAGAAGCAGGGCGTGGGCAGCTTCGAGACCCGTTTTCTGGAGGATATCGGCTGCTTTTGCATATTCCCTGTGCTGTATCGCTGTTGCGAATACCTGCTGAACGCCATATATCCGATCTGACGTTCCATCTCCACATGCAGCCGTAAAGATCTGGGACATTTTCTTGTAGACGGCCATTTTCGCGTACATGGCATTGGTTTTGGACCATACTTGTCCGAACGTCTTCACATTCCCTTTGAGTGCCACACCCCGTTCTCGCATATCTCTATAGACGAGTGATGCTGTGGTGAGTGGGAGGTACGTGTACGGATCACTGTATACCCCGGAACGACACAGGGTTTCGGAGTAGTATTCGGAGACGCTGAACTTGTCGGCGATGGTGGTTGCATCGTCGATTGTCATGGCGCTGGTGGACAGGTAATTGTCGAACACGCCACCAAAGCTGATATTATCGCCTGCAAAGTCGTGTGTTTCGCCGAGGAGGACCGCTTCTGCACCTTTCACGCCTTTGACTGGGAGGGTTGTCCGTGTGATTGGGAAGGTAATGTGATGATATTTTTTTATGGGCAATTTGGAGGATCCAGGTGCCGTGATGAGGATGAGTGGGACCGTATTGGCTTTCATGGCACTGGAGACGGACGTTGCCATGGACACATCGCTGACTGTGATGGCATCGTAGTGGTAGACCATGATGACTTTCCGTTTGAATGTGACTGCGATCGGCGACGTGCATACTGATTCGAGGTTGACTGGTGCGTACCCCACACCGACCCGGACGAGTTCCATGTGTGCAGTTGAACACGTCTCTTCCACCGTCTCGATCAACGAGGCCATATCGAGATCATGAGGTGCTTCGATCACGAGGGTTTTGATTGGTTGGAGGGTCGAGGACTGGAGCCAGGGCACGATGACGGTACAAATATCTGCTGTGGTAGTAAGACAATGGATTTGAAGCCCTATATCCGTCATGTTGTGGATGTGGCCTGTGAACGGTCTCAGCCGTTGATGTCTTTGATACGATCGATTACTGTATTTCTGTATGCGCTGACAGGCATTCTGATCTTACAGCTGCTGTGCATGATTCTTTATATTATGCCAAGGCTCCAGTAGTGCTTCGCAGTAGTGCTCTGCAGTAGTGCTTCGCAGTAGTGCTTGGCACGAGGGAGACATTCAGACATTCAGACATTCAGACACTAGGCTTCCTCGACGAATTGGCTGCCATTGTCGTCGTCGTTTTGGAAGGCGTACTCCCTTCCGACCGAGGACGGTTTGTGGACCACTTGCGCTTGCGAGACACGGAATGTCACCCCAAAGGTCTTGTTGACGAACCAGACGGAGGAGAGTTCGACGATGGTTTTGATGGTGGCCCCCTTGGTGAGATTCTCGATCGGTGTGGGTTGCCTGTTCTCATCGAAGAACTGGCTGGTCACTTCTCCCATGCTGTTCAGTCCGACCTTGGTTTTGACTGTGGGTGGGTACTCTCCGGAGCGCTTATCGTTGAGCACTTTACGGTAAAACTCGGCCACCAGTTCACGTGATTGTTTCTTGCCGAACCACTCTTCGCTGCGTTCCGTGGCCACATCGATGAGGAACGCATCGAGTCCCTTGACCATATCGAGGAAGCCTTGGACTTTGGGGTCCGTATCGGCTTGACGGAAGGAGAGGTCGAGGGAGTAGGACTGGATATCGCCACCGACTTCGTATGGGGTCAATCCGAACGGCAGAGGCATGGCAGGTGTTTGCAGAACGATACGTGATCCATCTTCGTTGCTGAGGTAGACGATTTTTCCTCCTTTGCGTGTCTTGTCGACAGAGCCCACCTGGATGGTGGCAGGGTCGAAGGTTGCTGCGAGTTGGATTGGCATGTTGACTCGGTTGACTGGGTTGTTGACTCGGTTGACTGGGTTGTTGACTCTGTTGACTGGGTGGCAGCGGGGGGCTTTATACCCCTGTGAATCGCACGATACGGGATGCGTGGTACAATACAGTGGTTTAAAGGAACGGTTTGTATGTCCGTTTGTACATGACCCGTTCGAGGCGCCCTGAATCCTCGGAGGTTCCATCCTACATTCCCGACTTTGGAGCTGGATTTGTCAATCGGAAATACTTGTCGATTCTGGTATACAGTGTTACGTGTGTGTTATTGCATAACTTGTTGAACATACACTATACAACCCGTTGCGGATTGTGGTTTTTTGAGACAGCGTATTGTAGTATTGTCCGACGAGTGCTGATTATTCTCCAGACATCTCCGTTATTGGTTGTCGGAAGCTTGTTCGGTTTGGATCAGCATGCCTAGAGGTGTGAAGACGGCACGTGGTCTTCGTAAAGCGACTGCGGTGACGCGCGAGCTTGTTGTTCGCGAGGAGGGACAGCATTACGGCGTGGTGACGAAGATGCAGGGAAATAATCGGGTCTTGGTGAACATTATAGATGGAAAGAATTTGGTAGAGTGTCCCTGTACGATACGTGGAAGTATGCGTCGTCGGGAATGGATTCATGTGAATGATGTGGTGTTGGTCGCCTGTCGTGGGATGCACGGAACCTGCGAGTTATCTGACAAGGAGGTGCACGACATCATTGTACGGTACAGAGACGATGAGGTATACAATTTGAAACGGTTTGGTGAACTCATTATCCCGGAGAAGAACAATGACATCACTGGTGTTGACAATGTGGAGTCGCATGAGATTGTATTCGAGGATGTGGATGATATATGATCTACCATATATGCTGTTTACGGACAGTCGAGAGGCCGACCTTCAGGCTGTTGGTCCATGGAGGACTGGTTCCATGGGCTGACTCCGTTGTTCTTGGGGATAGGCACATCACTACGGAGATCGCGGTTGACGTTGCGACGAGTGGACATGGCTCCAATTGTGACCCACCTGCTCGCGTCGATGAAGTTCTTGCCCTTCAGCTTTGACGGATCGGGTGCGAATTGTCCGAACCCGTTGTCTGCCTTCGGTTTGGGGAGCAAGTTGACGGATGCCGAGCAGGAGGTTGGTTGACTGACGGATGCCCTCCGGAGTGCTCCCTTTCGCTGTGTATTCTTGAGAATTCCAGCGCTTGGGGCGGTGACAGTCGCCGTTTGTTCGGGCGTGTCCTCAAGGGGAGCGTAGTTCTCTTTACGCATGAGCCACCAGATGAGAAGACCGATCGCAATTGCAAGGAAGAGTTTGTCCATGATAGTCTAGACTCACAGAAAAAAACGGGAGATTCACAGCCATAAAGGAACGAGATGTTGGGTCTTGGTATAATTAACCATGTCCAACCAATCCCCATCCCCCGCGCCCAGACAGGGTACGCAGCTCAACGAGGAGACGTTTAAGGACGCCGTTCGCACGTATATCGAACTCTATGATGAGATCCAAAAGTGTACGAAGGATATGCGTTCCTTGAAGAAGCAGAAGGACTCGATATCCGACCAGATCCTTGAATTTATGGACCGCCATAAGATTGACGAGTTCAAGGTACCGGATGGAAAATTGATGAAGAAGCTGTCGAAGCGTCAGGAATCGCTGAAGAGGGATTACGTGGTCCACTGTCTGAACCAGCAGTTGGGAGAGGAGAAGGCGCAAGCCATTTTCAAGGCCATGAATGATCAGCGTAAAATCACAGCTGCTGATGTCCTCCTGCGTACGAGGAACGGACAGACCACGGCCGATTAAGCCCGTAATACAACTGTCCAAACAGCTGTCATGTGGGCGACTGTGAGCCATTTCGCAAAGTCTGTCTGTGGTGTGATATCTCCGTATCCCGTCGTCGTATGTGTGGTCATGGCAAGGTAACAGCAGTTGGTGATGGACCTGTCCACGTTATAGTGTGTTTTCATGTCGATGGAGAGGTAGATTGCGGTAAAGAAACATAGGATCACGAGTTGTCTTTTCCACACGTTGTTCCAATTCATACGTTAACAATACATTACAAATAAAATCACTTTCGTCCGTTGTACAGCGAATCCAGGCACATCCCGAGGTTGCTGTAGAGATGGCTGTGTTGACAATCGAAGGCTCCTCGGAATACGGGGTCTGTCTTTCGAGCACTCACAAACTTGTTCCCACGAATGGCCATTTCTGTATCTGAGAGTGCAGCATGTTGAATGCCACCGAGCATATCCCTGAAGACAGGATTATTGGCGATTTTCTCGACGGAGTCGGCATGGACAGTTGCGATGAATTGGACACCGCGTTGAGATGCCGTCATGGCACATGCTGCGTCCAGATCTGTCATCAGTTCGTCGACCATGACCACCTGTGGCGTATGGTTCCTAATAGAGGACATCACCGTGTCGGCGTGCGTCGTGTCGGGGTACACACAGGCTCGACGCGCCGAACCGAGGGAGGTCCCCAGTTCTCCGGACTCGTCGACGACAATGACACGACGGTGGACGTGATCGGACAGGTACAGGGCAATGGATCGGAGGAGCGATGTCTTGCCACTCCCGGGGGGTCCGAAGAGGAGGGTCGGATAGCCGAGTGCCAGGTACGTCTTCAGGTCTCCGGGTATTTGTTGCGCATCTGGTGTCATATGTGACAGACGGAGGGTCAATCCGGAAACATCACCGTGGAAATCACGAAGACAGGACAGTCGATGGACGGTATTGGGAATCACCAATCGATCTCCCGATTTGGCTCCCTCCATATTTGTCCAGATGGTATGTACATCATCCGTGGTAAGGATACGGCTGTCCATCGGTAGGGCTGGATCGTGTGACTTAAAATGGAGTGTGACTGGTCGTCCCACATCAAAGCTCACATCAATGACAGAGGGGTCACGTGTCATTTCCGTTAACATACAGAACGATTCCCTGGACTGGAACAGTTTCCTGATATGCGTATGGATGGGACCGAACGGAGATTCGGACGAGATGGTGATGGGTCGAATGTTGGAATGTTGGGTAAGTGTATGCCCTGGACGTATCGCGCGAGCCATTGCAACCATTCTGATGGTTTGCGCGCTACGTGATAATTGACGGATATGAGGCATGCTTTCAAAACGTTTCATTTGGCGATGGTGAGGTTTGTCTGAGTCCATAAATCGAGGGACGATTCGGGTTCCCTTGCCGAGGTCTCGATTGATAAAGTTCTGAAGAGGTCGGGGCCACCTTGGGCCAGTTGTCGGAGCAGATCTCGGTGGCTGCGGATGGTTTCCTGGAACACGTTTCGCTTGATCAGACGTTCATCAAAGAGTTCATCGTACGATACGTACATGATATCGAGCTTTTCCATGTGTGATCTGTGTACATTTCGTTGTCTCATGAAGCTGAGATGGTGTGCGAACGAATCACGGAGAAATGGGAGGAACGGGATTTCAGTGAGGTAACAGACATAGAGATGGTTATTTTGGGTTCGTCCGTGGAGTCTGATGGATGCGTGTTGGATTCGGGTCCGCATGATTTTGGGATCACAGAGCACGCCATACGATTCTTCAAAGAATTCGCGGACAGCTGTATGTACTAAATCTTTATCCGACTTTTCCCGTTTTCCTGCAAAGTCGCTCCACGTCAGCGACATGTCCTGACCCAGGAGGAAGAACAGGCGGCCATCGATCCAGGTGATCGGAAGAATGCCGGCCGCAATCATGAGAGTGGTCACACTTTAAATTCTAAGAAAAGCCGTATTTCATCTCGAGTTGTTTTTCACCACGGGCGGACATGAACTTGCCTCGGGACAGGGGTTCGGGGAGGGTACTTGCGTCCTGGAGGTACTTGAGATGGCTGGAGATGCCCTCGGTGATCTGTTCGATCACGATGTCCAGAACGATGAGGTTGAGCCGTTCGACTTCCTTGGCCGAGGTGCTGTTGGTGTTCTGGGCAAAGGCCTCGAATACGCCTTTCATGATGGAGATGAGTTCCTGGTCGCTCTGTCGGTCGATTTCGTGCCGTGCTTCGTCTCGGACGATGGCGATGATATCGTCTTGGAGTGTGTCGATGTTGGCCTCGCTGAAGAATACAGAGGACAGGGGTGATTCGCACACGTGCATGCTTTTGTAGACGCTGGCAATGAGATCACGGAGTTTCCCTGGAGTTTCGGTGCACTTTGTCGGCATGGGTTGTAGTATGGGACATTTTATTCATCACGTAATGACTGCAATGCATCGTGTGCTGCATCTTGTTCGCCATCACGTTTGGTTTGTCCCCATCCAGATCCAGTGAGGTCGCACATCTGGACGGTCACATGGAAGCCACCACCTTCTGCCAGGCTGCTGGTGTATACTGGCAACGGATGACCTTGAGCTTGGGCGTACTGCATGAGTTGATCTTTGTAGTTGGTGTTTCGGAGCATATCCTGTGTGACGTATGTGTTGAGGATACCGATGATGAATGTCCGTGTGGCTGAGAGACCCATGTCGAGGTACATGGCCCCGATCAGTGATTCGAGCACATCCTCGAGGATGCGGGGGTTGGTGTTGAAGTTGTTGTCGTACGCCTTTTGAGACATGAGCACGAGGTAATGGAGCCCGAGGTGTTTGGCGATATGTGCCAGTGTTTTCCCGGACACGAGTTTGGTTCGCATTTGTGTGAGGAAGCCTTCGTTGGTGTCCTGGTACGTATCGAAGAGGTACTTCCCGACCACGAAGTTTAATACGGAATCACCCAGAAACTCGAGCACTTCGAATGATTGTGTGGATGCATTTGGCAATCCGATGGCTGATTTATGGGTGAATGCGGTGATATACTGGTTCGGCCATGATAAAACCTTGGCACCAAGGACGCGTTCAACTGCGTCTCGTGACAAGGAATGCATATTCTTTGGTTGCGAAAATGTTTGTGCGAAATGGTGTTGCGAGATGGGCTTTATATTACTGTTGGTACCCTCCCTGGTAGCCTCCCTGGTAGCCTCCCTGGTAGCCGCCGCCGCCGTACCCCGACATACCTCCCTGGAACAGTGAGCTCTTGACCATTGCGAGGACGATCCAGGCGACAAGGATGAAGGCGCATCCTCCGTACAAGGTGATGGCTCCGAGTGTTCCGTATGGATTCTTATACTTGGTCTCGCAGTTGGCTTTGTTGTTGCCCTGCTTGATGCAATTGCTGAGTCCACTCTTGAGGGAACGGGTGTGCATGAACTGTCCGCTGCCCGCGATGGTTGCGCCGGCAACTCCGATCATGAGAAGAAAGAGGCTATTCATGTGCAGGAAACTGGACTGCGTGAATGACGACATGATGGTTATGGAACAGATTTTAAAACGGACAGCAATTGATTTCTTACAACATTGGCTTGATAAAATGGATTTGGTACCCTTTGTGTATACAGGTGAGGGGAATGACGGAGGTCACATGATCGACAGCTCGCCGCACACCTGGGAACGCCGGTTGATTGTAATCATCGACGAGGAGGACACCACCAGGCTTGAGGAGACCGTAAGCAAGCACCAGATCAATCAACGTATCTGCTTCTGTATGACTGCCGTCGACATAGATACAATCGTAGGATGCTGGATTGAGTCCGTACATCACGACCGACGAGTGGCCACGTAAGACAGTAACCCGTTCAGAAAACGGACGAAGATTATTCCAGAATCGAGTTTCGACGTCTCCCATATCGATGTCGCTATGCTCTTCCGAGCCTTGGAAGGTGTCGATACATGTGAGTGCTGCATTGGGGAATTGGGTGAGGAACCAGACGGCCGATCGTCCTTCGAAGGAGCCGATCTCGAGGAATTGCAATGATGGTTGTGCTGTATGTATCCCTGCGACACCGAGCGTTCGTAGGCAGGCAGATGCGTTTCGCGAGAACCAATCGACTGTGAAGGAGGGCTCGGATGCCATGGATACAATCATCAATCAAAAAAATATATTATTATTATTATATGATATTCGCGTACATCTGCAACGAGAAGAGAAGATGAACAAATATGGTTGAGAGATGTCGGAATCCGTGGTGTCGGGGTGTTGGGTGAATTAAGGACACTTGTTGATGCGGCCAGATACAGGACAACCCATGTAGATGCACACGGAAGACGGCGTCCCATGTTTCGCCCCATGCTCGAACAACTTCTTGGAGACATTCCGCATATGAGGAGGAGGAGGAGGAGACATTCAGCAAATGTCATTCGTGCCCGGCCAAATGCTGCTCCTCGGAGGAACCACGTCATTGATGCACACACGAAATACATCGGGAGCAATTTTACAGAACTGAACAGTTTGAGATATATCCCAATCAATAAACGCGTGTATTTGACTACAGACGTGAACAGTAGAAACAGAAAAATCAAACACGTGTACAATAGAGATGGATTAGAGAGGTGGATACAAACACGGAGGGGACAGGCGACATCTCCTTTCACACGTCGTCGTATCACCATGCAAAACGTTCGCCCTTTGCGTGATTGATGGACAGTATGACGGACCCGACATCTTTTTTGCCACTACTATATATATATGCACCTCTTGTCGAATGCAGTGTACGGCAAGGTGTATAAGAAAATACAGACCATTCCCAAGGCGACAGGAAACGTATCGAAAGTCCTCTTAATTCAGCAACGGATTGATGTGTTCAACATACAGCCTCCATTGTACCATGTCGGATTGGTCATTATGGAGAAGGACTTGAGCTACATTGCCGAACATGGTCCGATTCGGTACGATCCGTATCGTGCATGGGACCATAACAGTGTGACGGTCACGCTTCCATCGGTACACAATACGATTGCCGACGTGTGTGCCTTTGAGACGACCTTACCCAAGCAGTACTTGGTGGGTGTACGTGACTGTCGTCACCACGTCCTCGATTTGCTGGACTATTTATATTTTACTGCTCCGTAATTCTATAGCCGTTCGTTGATTATCTGAAATTATACTGTCTATATAAGTGAATGGAGGATACGTTGCGGTTACATTTGTTACAGGTGAATGCTTCGTATGCTGAGCATGTGTTGGATATCGGGTGTGGGGACGGACGGGACATGGCACATTGGAACCGGTGCAACATTCACCGCGTGGTTGCGTTGGACATTGACCAGGACAAGGTACAGATCGCCGAAAAGAAGCAGGAGGATGGAGGTCCTTCGATATGCACCGTGGAGTTCGTTCGGTGCGATTGTTTACAGTCCGACTGGGGTTTGGTGGACAAGGTGGTTGGTGTGCGTGGTCCGTATAATGTGATCACATGTATGATGACATTGCAGTACATTGCATCGAGGGAATCTGTGGTGCGTGCATTCCTCAAACATGTATCATCATTGCTCGGATATTACGGAAAGTTCGTTGGGATTGTGCCTGCGGATACGACGGGATTGGAACCGGGTTTGAAGTTTTATTCGAGTGCCCAGTTCGGCCGCCAGGGTGTGCGTGCCGGTGTGCCCGAGTTCATCGTGGATTTCGAGGCGTTGAAGCGTGTGGCCATGGAGTGTTCCCTGACGCTGCAGAACACAGTGGTGAGTGGTGGGTATCGGACCTTTACGTTTCACAAGCACATCCGCAGATAGAGCAAGAATATACAGGAATATAAAGGAACGAGAGGAACGGATATTGTATCTCCGACCCTATACGATGCCCTTCCCACAGAAACAGCACCAGACCCTTGAGAACGTGTACAACACGAAGGTGCACGAGTTGTTGAGTGGGGGGGCTGGCGTACCTATCGAGGAAGGTGCATCGGGGAAGCTGGTACTGTTGACTCGCGGCACGGACCCGACGGAGGAAGCTGTGGAGTATATGTTGAAATCCATCCCGTACATTCGTCAGTATAACGAGGAACAGAGCGCAATCGATGCACTGGAGAGCGGCACGGAGGCCACGACAAAGTTTGACGCATCTGGGTTCAAGGTCTCGATTGCGTCCTCGAAGCACCAGGTATACTCTCAGTTCATGGCGGATGTGGAGGACGATTACACGTCGTACACAGCCTTACAGCCCAAGGTTCGGGCGACAAGCAGGGGTCATGATCAGGGTGAATGGATTTGTGTGCAATGTGACCGTTCAAAATTGTTCAATCCCTTGGAGGCGTGTGTTATTTGTCCCACATGTGGTGTGACGACACCGTATGCCGAGATGAACCAGACCAATTTGACGTTTGATGAGCAGGTAAATTTACAGGTGAGCAATAATACAGCGTACAAACGTGCCAACCATTTCAGTGAATGGGTAATTGGATTACAGGCCCGGGAGAGCACCATCATTCCAGACGAGGTATTGGATGCGATACGTATTGAGCTGAAGAAATCGCGTATTGCGACGAGTGATGGGATTACAACGGATCAGGTCAAAAAGTACCTAAAGAAGCTGCGTTTATCGAAGTATTACGAGCACACGCATTCGATATGTGACGCATTGGGGACGCCGCCACCGAAACTGTCTCCTGTGTTGGAGCAAAAGTTGAAGACGATGTTTCAGGAGATTCAGGCTCCATTTGACAAGTGGGTGAAGGTGGTCGCGCCAAAGCGTAAGAATTTCTTGAGTTATTCGTACGTGCTGTACAAATTCTGCGAGTTGTTGGGTGAGGACGATTTATTGAAGCATTTCCCGTTGCTCAAAAGCAAGGAAAAGTTACGAGCCATGGACGTGATTTGGCAATGCATTTGTCGTGAATTATCGTGGGAGTACGTTCCAAGCTGTTAGGCAGCGTATGTTTTATTTTCCGTATATTTGTATCAATGGACACATACTCGAGAGCACGATCAGGGCAACAGTATAGCGCTGCCATACCGTATAGCGAACCAGCAGGATCATACCAAAGCCTTCCTCGGGGTGCCTACTCGACTATTCACAGGGTTGGTGTTCCCACGGGAGGAAGCCATAGCCTTGGTGGATTTCCAGGCCATGGGTACGGCGGCCCGAGTCACGGCCCGAGTCACAGTGCAGGTTACGGCCCGAGTCACGGCCCTGGACAGATGCAGAGTGTGCCCCCTCGGTTCCCCGGGCAAGGGCATCGCGTTGGCCATGTTCAATCCAATCCCCAGAATGTGCTGCACCAGCGACATGAATACCACGTGGGGAAGAGCCAGTATCACCAGGGCATGCAAGATTACCATCGACGGAAGGTTGCGTATTACCAGCTCCGTGCTCGGCAGCATTGGAATCCGTTGAAGAAAGTGAGCGCTCGTCTTCAGATGGGAAAGCATGAACAGCAGATGCAGCGACACGGCGATTTGGCGGTGCGGCAGTATATGAAAGCACAGAAACGGCAGATGAATCGGCATAAGTTGGAGGCTAATCGGTTGTACGAGCGTGTGGGAAAGAATCCGGCGCCTCGTGCGAAGGGATCAGTCATGTGGTGGCCGCATTGATACTGAAATCCTGGAATGTTTTCTCTCTCTCTACCAGATGTCATATGATGGTTTGCAACGGGTTCGTCGGGCATCGACAAGTCCAGCCGTCTCGACATACCGCGTCGATGGTCGATTCGGTGGTCGATTTCCCAGGCGTACTACACGTGTCACAGGCCCCGTGCGGATGTCTTCGTCGAAATACCAGTCGTCAGGGTCATCAGGGTCATCGTCACGTCCGAATCGAGAGTTGTCATTCATCCTGCCCAACCACCGAAACCTTGCCGTCCGTTCGGTGTATACAGACAATGTGTACTACGCGTTTCGTCAGCTTATACGGGCACTCATGGGACAAAAAGTCATTCCACAGGAGCAACGAAACGAGTACAGCGGAGGTGGAAACGGTGGTGGTGGTGGCGGACGCCGAAGCGCTCGGACCAAGTTCGGCGGGGAGGGATTTTACAAGGAAATCATAGACACGCTCGTGTATCGGAAATGCATTCCGTGTGTTCATCCATGTCTGCAACAGATGCGTGTCAACATTGACGTCAGTCTTGTGGTCAAGTATACCCAAACCCTATTCCAAAGCATTGACACGGCTTTCAGACACCATCATAACATCACACTCTCGGAATACGTCTTTCACGCGGTCAAACGAGTGTCACCCGGCTTGGGCGTCTTTGCACAGTACAAAGTTTTCACGAAATCCACCGGCGGACGGGTGTTCAAGTACGTGCTCACAGATGTGGTTGCCGAGGTAATTCCGTCGAAAGTCCACGGCTCTATGTACGCGTCTGCAAAACCTGAAATCCTAAAGTTTCTCGCCAAGGGAGGAGCTGATATCAGTATGCTTGCCAGCGCTGCCGCACGGTATGTAATGAATGCGTACCAGGTGAAAGGGTTTTCCTTGCCGAGTGTTCCGTGTATGCTGTGTCACGCATTCAATGCCGGGTGTAACGAAAGAATTAGTCGTTTCTAACTTGGTTCCGACGGTTCCGACGGTTCCGACGGTACAACGGCTTCAAGAAATATGTATGTTCTATTATGTCTGTAAATCCCATTGAGCCCTATACAATATTTGACGTAGAACCCTTTAAAAACGGCAAACAGAAGCGCAGCCGAAAGACAAAGAAGACAAAGAAGACAAAAAGGACGAAGCGGTCCAGGAGCAAGGACAAGAAAAGGGACAAGAAAAAGGACAAGAAAAAGGACAAGAAAAGGGACAAGAAAAAGGACAAGAAAAGGAACAAGAAATCAAAACAGACCCACAAGCAGAAGTCCAAGGGGTTCAGGAGTGTCAAACCTGGCAGGACATCACCGGCACCTCGGAACTATAGGCGGATACCGAGTGATCTGAACACTCGTCTACTCAAACGGCCTCCGATGACATCTGAACAGAAGTCATTTTCACTCGGGAAGTACCGTATGATGTACCACAGAGGCAAGGTTTACGTTCGTCGAAATAAGGTATGGTACCGACTTCGCAGCAGACGTGGCACCTGGTATCAATACGAATACAAATCGGACATCCCTGCATCAACGAAACCCACAAAACCCACAAAACCCACAAAACCCACAAAACCCACAAAACCCACAAAACCCACCGCCCGTGTGGAAAAGCCTGTTCTTCCGAGTGGATTGAAGCGCATTCCGACCGAGTTGCAGAGCATGCTCCGTTCACAGCCGAGGTCATTAACAGCAGGCGAATACAAACGTGGCAAATTCACGTTATTGTACTCTGAACGTTCGTGGTACGTCCGACGGGGTGGTCAATGGTATGGATTAGAGATGCAGGGGGGTGCATGGTACGTACGCGATGAACCGACACAGGTATCGACTCGGGTATCGACTCGGGTATCGACTCGGGTATCCCAACCCAGACAGCTGGAACGAACCGAAAAAGACCCCGACCAACCCGACGAAGCAGCACAGCCCGACCAACCCGACGAACCAGCACAACCAGCGCAAGCAGGGGGCGTTGAGTTCGTGATTGACGAAGCGACGTTCAAGGACGCGGATGGGGGCTGGATACAAGGAAAGACCAGGCCTTTGATTGACGAGGTACGTGAATGGACTCGAAAGGCTGCAGATGTGTTTAGGGACCATACACGCTTACGAGCACAGGTTGATGTGAAATTTGATGCTGATGTCCAAACGTCAAATTCTATGGTAGATTGGGATTTCCATGGAAATGGGGAGGAGAAAGCGATCATTACGTTTGGACGTGTCCGCTCGTACCCTGTTCTGTATCACGAGATGGCTCATATATTCCTTATGAGGCGTATAGATGCATGGTTGAGCAGAGTGGGTCCAGCGACAATCACCAACGTGTTTGGAGAACCTGAGGAGGCCACAGTGTACAGATCTCCTCGTGTGGATGCATTGATACGTGAATTTGATGGGCCGGATGCGTACATTACTGTGGACAAGGAATGGCCGAATCATTATTGGCCGTACATGCTGTCGGGCAAGGCTGATTACTTCGAGGGTGCCGAGATCCGATGTGCTCGTCTCCTCCAGGCATTTTACGACGACCTGATGGAGAAGTGATGAAATTAATACATCGGTTGAGTTATGGCACCGATTCAGCCGCAGTCACTCGAAGCAGAGCAGCGACCGAAAGAGATCCTCCGTGCGGATAAGCACAGATTGCTCAATAAGTTGGCAAAGCTAAAGCAACTGAAGAAGAACAGGAGCAAGCAGAAGGAGATAACTGTTGCTCAGAAACGGTTGCACAAGATGAGTGTGGATGCCAAACCAGACGAAGTACGTAAAGTGGTCGCGCGTGCCGGAGACATGAAGTTGATCCAACCCCGCTCGGACCTGTCCAAACTGTCCATACTGTCGGGGTCGGGGTCCATCCAACAGCAGCAACAGAAGCCGGCTCCATTCCAGGGGAAAAAAAGGCTGTACCTCATCCTGATAGGCAGCGTGGTATGTGTGATTGTGGTATGTGTAATGGTCGTTGTGATCCTGTTGATGCAGCGTCGCCGTCGCCATCTGTATAATAATGTGATGTAATGTTAGCTAATTCCATATGTGTTACAATGAACAAATCAGTCTGGTCACGTATATAATAGGGATGTTGGGATCATTGGCACTCACACGGTCCGGGATGGTTGCATTGGGCCTGTTTTATACGGCAACGATCCAAATGCAGATGGTGGACTACATTTTATTCAAGAACCCGGTGTGTAATGCCCGGAATACCGTTGCAACCCGAGCTGGAATTCTGATCAACCATTTGGAGCCATTGGTGTTCTATGCTGCCTTGCTGGGCAGTGGCGTGTCCCTACCTCCCATTGTGCACATGGTTGTCGCGATGTACACAGTTATGGCAGGTATCTATGTATTGAAGGCATTAAAGTCAGTAACATGCACAACAGTTTCATCGACCTCTGCACCGTATTTGCACTGGAAATGGAACAATATGGACGGGAACATGGTGGTGTACGGTCTGTTCCTGTTGGTCTTGGTGTTGTTATCTGTATACGGCATGGCAGGTGATGTAGGAACATTCCATGCTGTGTTGGTGATCTTATCGTTCGGTCTGAGTTTCCATAAATACCGTGGAAAGCGTGCTACTGGTGCGTTATGGTGTTGGTTTGCTGCATTTATCCCGTACATGATGGTGTTTGCTGCATCTAGTTAATTTTCTGTACCACCCATATGACCTTGAAGAACAATATCCGTTTTGGATTCGGAGCTTCCCTGGGCAGTCTGGGTGCTCATGCGTTATTCGGCTTGATGTCGTTGCTGGGTTCGGTACTGGTGATGTCGTCAACGCGTCGGGATGGAAGCAGGAACAAGGTCAAGTTGGGTCTGGGGGTAACCCTTTTACTGATCAGTATCCTTCCGTACCTGCCCTTGTTGGGAATGATGTCTTTGATGAGTGGCTAAGTAAAAAGTCTGTTATATGGTATATGCCGAGCGCATTCATTCAGAGCCAGGTGATGGCCGTGGTCAAGCCCGGGTGTCCTGCGTGTGAGGAGACAAAACCGCACTTGAAGCAGTTGAAACAGTTGAAAAGGGTCCGTTTTAAGGAGGTTAATGTCGAGGAGCACCCTGACGTGGTTGACCGGTTGCACGTCACTGGGTTTCCCGAGGTCGTGTACCAGGACCGCCATGGTCAAATCTATAAGATGCCATGGAATGGGATTCCCACCTCATCGAACATTCGGGCCTGGATAGAGGGTATCCAGAAAAAGCAGCCACAGCAACAGACTGGTGTGACGAGTAATGCGATGAAACGGTGCACAGATTGTGGTTCAGGTGGAATTGACCCGTCTGTTTGGGGTCCTCCGTTATGGTTTTTGATTCATATGCAGGCGTTGATGTACCCGTCAAAGCCGACCCAGTTGGACAAGGAAAAGACCATGGCATTTTTTGATGGGTTGGTGCAGGTTCTTCCGTGTGCGAGTTGTGCGATGCATTATAGAACAGAAATGGCGGGTCTGGATCGGAAGAAGACGTTCTCGTCTCGTGATGCATTGTTTTCATGGACGGTTGACTTCCATAACCGTGTCTCCGAGCGAACGAAGAATCCACAGCCGAGACAAGGTGTTGCGTTCTGGAAGCGTCAGTATAAGAGACAGTTGATGCAAGCTATTGAGATGGCTAGTAGGATCGCGTAGTAGGATCATAGGAAAAGTCGCCTTGTCCGTTGATCATTTGTCTATCTTTGTTCATGTTGTACAGTGTGGTCGCACCAACGACGACACCGAGCACCAGGACTGTGATTCCCCATGCGCGGACCACACAGCGTTTCTTATCACTGGGGGACCGGTTCGTACATATGGTATTTGAGAAAAGGGCTGCGACTCCATAGAGAGAGAATACTCCGAGGATCAAGAATGCCATAAGACGAAGGGACGAAATGGTACACTCACTAAGCATACGTTCTAGAATATTATAATATGACATATATCAGATGGCATACTACCCGGGACTGTCACCAATGTACCCTGTGATTCCTGCATCACCCTTCACCCCTATACCCATGACTGCTCCTCCTAGTACTGCACAGAAGACTGTGTGTCAACCAGGCGACGAGAGCATGTACGAGTTCACATCCTATGAGGACACGGGAGCAGGTTGGGCGTGTCCTGCCGGCTACACGAGCACCGGTTGCAATTTGCAGGAGCACGGCGACGTGTTGGGCAAAAAGATGTGTCAACGCCCGAAGCAGTCGGGTGGGAGGGATCCGTCGCCGACAGATGGGACACAGTGTACAGCGGGTATGTGGTGGGACTCGGCGCTGAAAAAATGCAAGAAGCATTCCCAGTGTGGACCAGGCTTGATTTGGGACAAGAAACGGAGGATTTGCAGGGAACCTGGCCAGGGCAAGGATGGCTCGACTGGTGCATCCGGTGTTCTGAAGGTTAAGAAGGGGAAGAAGGTTAAGAAGGGGAAGAAGGGGAAGAAGGGGAAGAAGGAGAAGAAGGGGAAGAAGGAGAAGAAGAAGGAGAAGAAGAAGAAGAAGGGGAAGAAGGACTCGGAGAGCCCAGAGAACCCGGAGAGCCCGCAGTCAGACTCGGAGAACCTGTTGGTGATGGCAGCACGCACGGACGAGTTGAACGAGCAAGCATCAATATCCGAATCCACAGAAGTAGGAACGGGTGAGTGGAAGAAGGGGGTGGCGACGCATTACAATAGTTACCCCCCATGTTGCCCAGGGGAGAAGAATTACGACCCTAAAGCTCCCACAGAAGAGTGTGACAAGTATAACGGCTGTAAATGGGCGGGAACGTTTGCAGGTGTGAATGGGCGCTTATCGTTCGACGAGGTGAAAAATCGCAATATTGTGGCCTTTTACGATGATCACAACCAGGGCGGATCAAAGAAGCAGGCAACTGCGTGGTGGAACAAGAACGTCAAGGGCAAGAAGATTGAGATTCGTAATCCGTCGTCTGGAAAGACCATGATTGTCGAGGCTGTTGACACGTGTGGTAATGACGATTGTGGAGGTTGCTGCAGCAGGAACAGCAAGAAAGGGGGCGGCTACCTGTTGGATCTGGAGCATTATACGAGCGAACGGTTTTTCGGCAAGCCAAAGAATGGTCAGCTCGAGTGGCGATGGGTCTAGGGTCCTGGTCTGAGGTGGTGGTGGCGAAGATCTGAGGAGGTATAAAGACTCGTGGCGACAGAGCCAGCCATGGAGTCTATCATGACCTACTGGGCGACGTACTCGGCGACCATTCGCCCGTTGGTGGTGACATGTTGGGAATATATCAAACAGAAGTTCGGGTATGTGAACCCGAGGTATCCACGTGTGACTCGTGTCGTTGTGATTGACGACACGAATGACATCTTGAAACGTGTGAAATGGGACCGTGAAGTCATGGATGGGCACGGTTGGGAACACTGTGCACGACAACTGGGGATGGGTGACACTGGTCGCGTCGAGATCCGGTTGGTACATCTGTTCACGAAACGTCGCATTGTGTTGTACCCGGGTGACTATTTGGACACTACATTCCCCAAACCTGCTCGTTCGATGTATGTGTACGCCATGGCCGTACCTCGTCAGGAGTACGACGGTGAAACTGATCCCGTCAATATCCTTGGACGTGTGAACAAGTACCGCGGGAACACGTTACGGTGTGCATCTCACATGTTCCCGTCGGACGACCCAGATGAGTTATATCATCGATTCGAGTATGTGTCGACATTGGACATGTTTTACAAAAAAGAACATCTAGATTTCCGAGTTCATAAGACAGAAGCAAAGAATGGCTCGGACCGTAACGAGTGTGAAGCCGACTGATTATGGGACAGGACAAGGATGATGGCGACTGCGACGAGACCACTGAGCACGGTCTTTGCTAGGATTTTGTCGGCGTCAGTGTCTTTGAGGATGAATTTGGCGTACCCCCAAGAGAGGAGGGCCACGAGGAAGGCGGTTGTGATGGCTACGGTGGTTGGATTCGTGAAATCGATCATGTATTATAAAGCCCATATATATTTACTGAAACGAACGAGGCATGTGTCACATCACTTGAATTCCAAATCATCGAAGAACATGGGTTTGGGTGCATGATCTGGTCCTGTATGTGGTTGCGTGGGTGGGGGCAGGATCTGCATTTCATCTCCGTAGCTGGCTCTGGTGTCGGCTGTGTGAGTAGTAGTATTCCCTGTGTGAGTTATGTCGTCATGGATTGTGTCGTTATGGGCCATGTAATTGTCCAGCGCATCTGGGAATACCTGAGGCAAATCCATCTGTGGATGGTTTGGGATCCCTTGGTTCCCTTGGTTCATTTGCTGATGGAACTGCCCGAGTCCTTCTAGTCCTGCCTGTCCTGCCTGCTCGAGTCCTCCCAGTCCTGCCAGTCCTGCCTGCTCGAGTCCTCCCAGTCCTGCCTGCTCGAGTCCTCTCCTGTTGGTCGTTGGAATGTGCAGCAGGTCGTTCTGAGGAATGTTCTCATTGAAGGAATTGAATGGTTCTGCGGGCCTGGAAAACGGTTGGTGATGTGTGAACTCGGAAGACACGTTGGGCAAGTTGGGCAAGTTGGGCAAGTTGGACGGTTCCTCCTCCTTGTCGAAGGCTGCTGCGATTGGATCGATTCCTTGCGTATCCACTGCCGGGGACAAGTACGCATCCAACAGTTGATCAATGGGCACAAGCTCACGAACAGCTTGCTCGACGGCGTCCTCCACCAGATCATGTTTGACTCTGCGGCCTGCCTTCAAGAGGGTGGCTGGCTCGTAAAAGAATTCTTTCGCGACGTAGATGTACACGGCATGGATGAAGGGAGGCACTTCTGGAATCGTCACACGGACATTCGAGTGTGCCGATTGGTTGAGACGGATCGATCCCAACATCTTGGTGTACGAGACACATGCTGCAGTAATCAAATTCTGCAATTGACGGTGTTTCATGGTAATTTCTTGGGTTTTATCGGCGATCATCCCTGCATTCCAATTGGGCACTTCCCGCAACATCTCTCGAAACCTCGATCTGTTGGCTTCAAATATACGTGCAATGGTTGAGAATACATATGGCGTCAGAATATCTGCAAGTTGACGTGTATACTCCCGTTTGGCTTCCACAATGTTGGGGTTCATACAGCCAGGATCAAAATATCTGACGCAAACAACCGCATCATTCGATACCCAATTTCTGCTTTAAATGGCTCAGTGTGGCGCTCACCTTTGATTTCTGTACCCCTGTCCCTCCTGTCCCTCCTGTCCCTCCTGTCCCTCCTGTCCCTCCTGTCCCTCCTGTCCGTCCTGTACTCACGAACAAGAGATTGGGATCTGACGATTGGGCGGGCTTCGGTTGGGGTATATGATGGTTGGGTGGTGGTGGTGGTAATGGGGTAGGCGGTCGCTTTTTTGACGGAATCTTCCAATTTATGAGGAGGACGTCCTTCACATCCCCGATGTTCACATCAAATCCATTGTGCTGTAGTTTCTCCTTACAGTACCGTACAGCATGGTCGATGTTATACATGGGTCGTCCGGGCACAAACGGGGGAACAACATATTCCAAGGACGTATCACCCCGTGACGCCCGACGAGAGATGATGCCTTCGAGCTTGATGTATATCTGTTTATACGTTCCATGATTCACACTTGCCTTCTGTGAAATTATGTGTCTTGCATCGTCCACTGTGAGAGGCATTCTATTGACGAAAGAGAGATAATAATCGGTCCATCTCAGCGCGTTTGATCCGTGCAACAATTTTCATGTAGAGCGTAATGAAGATCCTCGATCTGTTCTCTGGCATCGGGGGATTCACACTTGCGCTCGACGCGTTTGAAGGGTTTGAGACCACACGGTTCTGTGACATTGACCCACGATCACAGGCGATTTTGCGGTACCGGATGCAACATGCATGCCAGGGGGTATCGCTTCCGGATGTCCCCATCCAAACAGATATTCGCGATTTACACAGCGACAAGCACGAATACGATATGATTGTAGCGGGATTTCCTTGCACCGGCTTCAGTTCGGTTGGGCATCAGAGAGGTGTTGAAAACGAGGGGTCTGGACTGGTAACGGAACTCACTCGTTTGGTACAGGAGTGTGAGCCGAAGTTCGTTCTACTCGAGAACGTGGCAGCCATTGTCAACTTTACCGAATTTCCGTCCATTGTAGAAAACATCCGAGATCTGGGGTACAACGTGGTATGGACGACCCTCCGAGCCAGCGACGTGGGAGCTCCTCACAGACGTCATCGATGGTGGGGTCTTGCGGTAAGGAACGATATCAAGCCCGGTGCATGTACCATCACATTGAAAGAAACACAGAAACACTTGTACGACTGGAATGGAACTGAGCCTGTCGACCGGTGCGTTCCCAGGTCGGGGGGGACCGTATTGAGCGACCGTCTTTTCGTACTCGGGAACACACTGGTCCCATGTGCTGCTCGAATGGCGTTCCTTGCTCTATTTACAGGTTTGAAGGTACCGTATTCATCTCTTGTACAGCAGACATCATGGGTTTACGCCGCGCCTGTGACCTGTCACCCCCAGCCTTCCTCGTCACACCATGGTCTGTGTACTGCGGACGATGGCATCCAGTACATCCGAGCACCTGTCAACGATCTTGGTTTGTGTCGTCCACGTGGATACGTATTGGATCCAGACCTGTATTCGGTGGACAAGGCATCAAAAAACGTCTTACCGCGACTGACTGCTCCCAAACCCGTGGACTTTCTCGCCACGCCGCGGACGTTGGTGTTCGGGTCGAATGTATTGACGGCACGCACCAAGAATGATCTTCCAACGATGCTTCGGTTTGAACGGAACACGACTGGGCCTCGAAATGGGGCACCTAATCCATCCTTTGTCGACTGGATGATGGGGTACCCCGTCGGGTGGACTCAGACTCCGACAGGGACTCAGACTCCGACAGGGACTCAGAATCCGACTGCTGGAACAGGAAGTGATTGAAATTTTTGTATATCCTTTTGCATGTCAGAATACGCAAGCATCCAAGATGCTTTTGGTGTCGTATCCCTGGCTTCTCAGGAGCCTCCCATTCTTCGCGGACATGTGGGTAAAATTCAAGCAGCGCGTCACAAGAAGATGGCGTCGACGATCCACAATAGCAACCCCATGCCCGATACTGAAGATACCGAAGATACCGAAGATGGCTATGCTCATGACTTTGATAGCCATGGATGTGTCCCTGGTGCCGGGCTGTGTGTGGGTGCTGGACGTGGCCCGCGGGATATGGCACGGTGTTCGGCTGGAACTACGTGCCCTGCATGTGCGCAGCGACATCCGACAGGGTTGGAGATGGATTGGGGAACGTTGCCCGTCAGTGTGAAAATCGACATCTTCTGGCGTCTGGTCCGGGATGTGGTGGACAGTCAGCTATTCATTCTGGCCGTCATTCTGTTGCTTGTTTTCTACATTCGCCGTTAATTTCTACGAGATCCTATATGTATCAGAATACGACGACACTCATTCTCATTGCAGCGATTGCAGTCCTGATTATCTGGAAACAGTCCAAGGAGGGGTGGAGACCGTTTGCATGGTACGGCTACCCGGGGGAGACTCCAGGAAGTGTGGGATACCAGGCACGCGGGGATTGGTGTGGAGTTGACCCTGCCACACGAACGATGGGAAAAACCCAAGGACTCGGAAAATCGTGTCGTTAGTTAGTTAGTTAGTTCATATCGTTAGTTCACTGTATACACGCGCACATGCAAGTCACATGTCGTGTGTATAGGGTTTGAGATAAACGATCCATATCAATATTTCTGGTAACTCCTGGGACGAAGCTCCATCGAATATGCCGAGTCGTGGGCTGATCCGTGTGATCCATGTGATCCGTGTGATCCGACACTCCCAGCGCTATACGTTCGCTCCAGTTCTTTTCTGTGCAAAGGTCCGAGCGATGTATGTCTTGTATACCCGTGCATATCATGCTGTATTACATGTTGTGTAGCACGCGCGTAGACTGACTGAATGCTTGTGTGTGAGGCGACGAGTGCACGTTGGACGATCGTGACGCCCTGGCCCATGAGGTACCCGGTGTTGCTTGAAATTTGCTTCTTACGGAGACTGACTGCCAACAGGTAAAACATGAGAATCATAAACACCCCAGTCCCAAAGCGTAATGGTGCCATCAATGAAGAGGCCATGGCAAATTTGGTAGCTGCAGAGGATGACAGGCCGGCCGTGTACCCTGCTCCCAGTGATACCCAGGACACAAGGGCATCCCAGGGGTGCTCTGTATATAGGGATGTGACTGCATATGGTTTACGTGTGCCTGCTCCAATCAGTCCCGTTGAAAGAACAGGTATGAGACGTTGGACCATCGAACTGCTCATTCCGAATCCCCGGAGGAACCCAGCCATTTGAGGCACGGTGGTGGTGGTGTGATCTTTCAGGTTCATGGACAGCAAGGCGAAGTGCACCTGCAGGATCTTGACCGAAGCCCATGCTGCCAGTTGGCGTGTATTCATTCTGGGTTTCGGTGTATGGTCCATCGTGAGTTGGATCACCCGGAGCATGTCGGTGAGGGCCCTGTCCACGGCGGCATAGTTCGATCTCTCGAATGCGAGGACGACGTTGGTTCGAAGATGGTCGAGTTCTTCGAGTTGGTTCAGTGTGGCCGACGTAACGTTGGACAGGGCGACATTGATCCTCTGAATGTGTGTATTGATCAATTGCATTTCACGCCGTACGAACTGTGCTGTCCCCTTCTGTGCATTTTTATGATTGACGATTTTGATCCGTTCCATCAGTTGTTTTGTTTGCTCGACATCCTGTGTACAGAAATTGAGGAGCGCTCGGATATGGGTATCTGTCGTGCACTCTTGATAGAATGCGTCCCCCACCACAGTTTTGACGAATTGTCTTCCAACGTATACAAGACTACTCGTAACTTGAGGCATTAGCCCGGCCATGAGCGCCGCTGATGTCATATATCATTGCATAGAAGATTTCTCAATGCCCCAGCCGCTTGACAATGACGGGTGGTTTCTTTCCATTGGTCAGTGTGGGCGAGACCTCGGTTCCGTCTTTCCTCGTACGTTGTTGAGCAAAACGGTGGTACGCTTGACACCCCACCCGGAAATTGTTGCGTGATGCCGATCGTAATGGAGCTTTATACCAGAAAATACAGTCTTCGAGTGTATTTGATTGGACCGTATTATCCATACAGAGGACATGAAAATCTTCGGTGGTGGACTGCATGATGGATTGGAACATGTGAAACGTCGGCACGCACCCGAAGAAGTTTTTATAGAGCCGATCACGGTCTTGGACTCCTGGCGTTCGACATGTGACTACATAATCAACGTTTGACCGGAAGTATGTGGGCAGATCTCCGAGGAACTGGGCCGTAATAATCAGGAGAATCCCGTAGTGACGACCGTTAAACATGAGCTCCCTCATTTGCGGGGAATTGAACAGGGATTTATTGAAGGCAAGGTCATCCAGCACTATGAAACAGTTCTTCATCCGTCCTTCTTTGGATAAGCGTCGTTGTCGAGCGATGATGGAGTCCACCACATCTGGTTGCCAATCCCCGTACACATAGGCATCTGGCACGCCGGTCACGCCTTTGAAGAACCCGGTCGCTTCTTCTGTGCTGCTCATGAGAACTCCCATTGGTACGTGTCGTTTATGGTACAGGATATCGGCAACGATTTGACTTTTTCCTGTCGACCGTTTCCCCAGCACAAGAAACACGCGATTATCCCCTGTCTTGGCAAAATCGAACTTCTTCAGAGCCAGTTGGGTTGCCATATAGTGTGTATTGCAGAAAAATGTATGACCGTATGAACTCACTGCATCTCATTTATTCTCACTGGAAGAACTTGGTGATTTCCATTTGTTTGTTCTTAGCATTGGTTTTGACCCGTTTCACTGTCTTTAGGAGGCTGGCACGTGTGGCTTGCATCTCGGTCAGAATCCTGGAGATGTCGGGATGATCGAGGATCACGGCTGCAGGGTTGTCGACGAGGACATCGAGCATGGCCGTCACCGGGGACATGACCTGGTTGTTGAGGTAGTAGAGGAAATCGAGTTCGAGCCCGTGTTCCTGTGCATATGTCGGATCTTCTGCACGGCACGAGATGTTTTGATCGATGTGATCGTCCACAACGAATACGTATGGTACACGACTTCCTGGTTCGAGAACTTCCCCTGTGCGATCACGTATTTTCTGGGCCACCTGGACATGTGGTTGGGATTTGGGATTGGCGTATGTTCCGCGTAGACTCTTGCTCACCACGAACTGGTCGATGGGTTGCTCGCCCCGGAGCATGCTGAGGATCTTGGTCTGCGCGACGTGAATGGCTCCATCAGCCGACTTTTCGTGCATCACTGTATCGAGGATGGCTTGGCTTACCTGTTTCACGATCTTGGCATTGTCTCGACGGACCAATTGCAGTCCCTTGACGTCGATATAGTCTGGTGTCTCTGGACGTGTATACATCAGTCCTGCGTACCGTTTTTTGCTGTAGAGGAGATACGGGTAGTAGCATTTCTCGAATTCGAGCTCGATGCATCCGGGAAAGGAATCGGAGATGGTTTTCGCGACTTCCTGTGCCATTTTGAAATGCGTTGCCATATCGTGTTGATGCTCTGGGGGCACATTGAATTTGACCATCACACTGTCTGTATCTCCGTACACCACATCACTTCCTGGGACGAGTTCGAGTGCCATACGTTTGGTCTTTTCGATCATGAGACGTCCTGTTGCAGTGACACTGGCTGCGATGGGGACACACGGCAGGAACCCTTTGCTTGCTCCCAGGAAGCCGTAGACGGAATTTGCCGAAACTTTGAACGCCAGTTGGGCACCATTCCATACGCTTGCTCCAAACAAGTCCCCTTGTTTTTTGCACTCGGCCATTTTCTTCTTGGCATTGCTTCTCCACGTGGCCAAGTTCTCGAGAAGGGTGGGGACGATCCCTTTACGGTGCTGGACAAAGGTATACGTTCCCAGTCCTGTTTCGACAGTGTACACTTCCACATCATCAGGGACGGTCTGTGAGGGAAGGACGAGCGAGCTGTAGCACAGGTTATAGCTCCGAATGATGGTCGGATAGAGACTTGCGAAATCGAGTCCACTAATCACGTCAAAGTACGCTCCTTTCTGTGCGTCTAGAACAGTGGCACCTTCGTACTTGCCGTCAATGGTGATCCGTTTGTCATCGGGTAACAGGAAATTCATCTGTCGGGCCTGTTTGAGGATGAGGGAGAAGACTTTGATTTGTTGTCCGCGGGTGAGGAGGTACTCGAGCGGGACACATGTGGCCACGGACATTTGGGCCAGGTTATCGAAGAGACACAGCTTGGAGAACAGTTTGACTGGGAGACAGACATCTTGGACGGCATACTGCGCGATCTCCGCTCGTTCGGACGGTCCCTGTCTGTACTTGGCAAAGATCTGATGCGCCGGGAGGTCGAGTTTGGTTTCCCCGAGGAACCTTGATGCGACGGCGTTGAGACTATACGAGTCAAGTTTATGGTCTCGTTTGACCACTTGCATCATATCCATATCGACGATTCCTGGGGCCATGATGAGGAGGTAGTTGTTATTTCCGTATGCGCCACTGTTGAGTTCCCAGCTTTTGACTGTCCCTGCCTTCGGACCGCCTCGTCCCAATTGCGTGAGATCGACCAATTCCTCGCCCTCATCATCTGTGAGCATACTTTGTCGTCCGGATACGTATTTCCAATCGAATTGCCAGGTATTCCATCCGGTGAGTATGTCGACGCGTTCATCATTGAGGATGGCAATGAATTCGGTGAGGACGTCTGCTTCATCGTGAACACAGATGATTTCCCCCGTGTCGATATCGGCTGTATCCCCGAGACAGACGACGACATGTCTGTACACATCATCTTCATTGAGACGTTTGAATGCACATGCAATTTGGATGATACTGTTTTCTGGGACATCTGGTGACGGAAAGGACCCATCGTGTGAATACACTTCGATATCCCAGCTGCACAGGACGAGGGGTGGGATTGTCGTCGTGGGTGTTGGTCCGATGTGTTCGAAGCTGGTGATGAGCTCGAGATCACAGCGGGTATACATACGTGAGACGGCATGTGTGTACTTGTCAACACGTATCCATCCTGTTGGTGCAATGTCCCTGATATGACAGAGACGGATGATGGGGTCGACATTGCCCTCATAAATGTGCATTCGTGCGGCAGCGAGTCGTCGTTTGGCTGCGCGCATGGAGGCCATGGAATCGTAGGCGAGTTGGACAAAGTGTTCTGGGTGTTGGTTGTACCCCCATGCATCGTATTTGTTGACGGGACGACTGTGTTGGTTGGCCTTTCCCGATTTCACTTTGTACTGTTGTTCGACGATGAACAGTTCTTGTTCATGTATGGAAACACCAGACATGTTGACATAGAAATATGGACAGTACTTGATACGGACCACAACACTTTGTCCTGTTGCCGTTTTACCGAATGCATGGATCTCGCATACGGCATCATCATCTTTTGACGCCTCGTTTGGATCGGCTGGACTGGCGTTGTCGTTCTTGTTCTTGTTCTGGGACACATCCTGTGCGCTCCAGGTGACCACGTACAGCTCTGTGTCTGGGTTGTCTGGAAAAAAACACAAGCGAGCGCTCGTGTCAGAAACGGTTTCAAAGACGAAAGATTTCTGGTGCTACAGGGTTGATGGGACATCAACGCACCTGTCTGGGGTGTGGCTAGCATCGTGTCCATCGAGTCCATTTCATACAAGTCCTCTGCTCAGAATCATTCTCTGCTTTTCTTTATAATGCTGTCGATCGTCCTGATCATGGTGGGCATGACTCTCATTGCTGTCGATGGCTTTGTCCAGCAGACGGTGTGTAAACCCAAGGTGAAGTATCTCCCGCGGTCAATGGATGCGTGGTTCAAGGACCCCAAAAATCAACCATTGTACATGTATAAAGATTCTGTGTTTGGTGAAAACGTCCAGACGTTCTAATTATTATTATTATTTTGTGATTTTGTGTATGCCTCCACCATCGATTACGGCACACACATTGCAGCCACTATGCCCCATACCACGCCCTCCTCGTCCCCATGCATCAGAGGGTATTCCTAGTGGTCCATATGACGAGTCTCCATCGGCGTCACCGGAACCGTGTGAGGGATGTGACATGTTTGAGGAGTTCCCAGAAGAGTTCCATGACGAGACAGACGACGAGCCTGCATTCGATATGGAAACATCACTGCTGGAAGACGAGTCCGATAACGACCTGACGAATGCCGGAGTGTCTGGGAGTCCAAAAATATCGTCCAGTTGCGAGTCGGGGCACATGTTTTTCTTCAAACGGAAACGTCCTACGATTCAACACATGGGCCTGGATCAATGTGTCCCCGTTGAGTTGGACGACGAGGACTACATTGTATAGAGCCACATTGTGTAGAGCCACATTGTGTAGAGCCACATTGCGTTACTAAAATTTAACTGTGGTTGATTCGACAAAGTAGACCGTCAAATACTTGGCTATTTCCACCATAACGACGAGGGTGATGCAGAACATGATGAAGGACTCGACCGCCTTGCCCCAGTTGATGGTGATGGGGCCTGCCGTGGACGTTGGCGGCGAGATCTGGACAGTTCGGGCTGACAGATTGGTCGCACCCGTAAGTTTACTGATGAAGGGCATGATGAGAGAGTCGATGGCAGTTTTCACGGTCATTTGAAACTGTGCGGACAAGGCCAAGGCGATTGCAAAGACGACGAGATCTTTTCCGGACACAAAGCTCTTGATATCCTTAATGATTTGTCCCAAGACCATATAGCTCTCGGGAGAAAATATCTACAGTATAGTACGTATGAGTAAAAGAAGTGTCTCTGGCATGGACATGAATAATGGCCAGAGCGAGTCCAGTTATTACAGTGGTGGAACAGTATCTGGCAACGGGTACAATAACAGCAACGGGTACAATAACAGCAACGGGTACAATAACAGCAACGGGTACAATAATGGCAACAGTGGGTCGAATTACGATGGGTCGAATTACAGTGGCTCCAATAGTGAAATTCAAATGCACCCGGATGTACTTGGACTGTATGCATTTCAGGGCTCTGAGAATGCCTACAAGGCCCATGTGGAAGAACTGAAAAAACGGCATAGAGGAAATTCAACGATCTTGAATTCCATAGCACTCGCACAGCAGCACCGTGTGATGAATCATCAGAGCAACGTTCGGAGTCATAATGGTGGCAGCAACGTTCGAAGTCATGGTGGCGGCAGCAACAGTGGCCGCACGAATTATCACCACCGGTTGGCACAGGAATATGCAACCGTGCACAAGGCGACAGGACAACGATCAAATGTGGTTGCCACATCTCGGTGTGCTGGTGTGGATAATGCGTTCACTGATCCGTGTTGGAAAGGAATCATCGGGCCTGTGCTCGCGCCCATACTCGCCAATCCTGTGGGGTGTGGGACAGATGCGTTGGGTGCCCACCAGGAGCTGGTGATTCGGGCTGCGCAGATGATGGCGACGTCTGGACCCCTGACCCCGATGAAACGACGTGGGTTGTTGGTGTACCACAATGCCGGGAGCGGAAAAACGGTGACTGCCATGGGAATTGCGTTAGCGTTTTGGAATACAACGAAGAAGATCTTCTTCGTGACGACGAACGATAATATCAGTAACAATCCATCATCGGAGTATGCAAAGAATTGTCTGGTGTTTTTCCCACAAGCTGCCAAACAGGTCGTGTTCAAAGGGATGGACCTTCCGCCGTTACCCTGGACCAATGCGGAGTATAAGAGGACGACTGCTGAGAACAAGCCGTCTCCGATGAAAGTATGGTGTACCACACAGGGTGCATCTGTGATTGAGAAACGGTTCAAGATCCTCTCGTTCTGGCGGTTTGGTGGCGCTGGTGGGTTTGTGGAACAGATGAAAGAGGAGTCAGGTTCCGTACTGATCGTTGACGAGGCACAGAACATCTTCAAGCCCAAGAACCAGAAAGGACGTGAGACGGAAGCATTGGCGAGACTGGCATCCATCTTACCGAAGGAAGCGTATATGCGTCACTCGTACTCTTTCCTGTTGACGGCAACTCCTGGGTCGACGGCGTCCCAGGTCATGAATTTGATCAGTTTGGTTCGTCCATTCGGTATGCCGTATATTACTCCACAAGGATTCGTCTCCAATCCGAGTCTGATTCGAGGTCTTGTTTCGTACGCTGATGTGCGCGGTGACCGTTCCAAATACGGGTCAATTGTTGGTGGAAAACCAGTTAATCTGTACGTCCCGATGGATGATGGGTATTACCATGCGTATATTAACCAGTTGCACACTGGGAATCAGGTCAAGGAGCTGAATACCGATCCACAGAAGAGTAAACTGTTCTTTCAACGTGATTTGCAGCGTTCCTGTATCATGACCATGACTCAGGTAAAATCGTTTTACAATGACGACGCGTTGGCGAAAAGAACACAGGTCCAAGTAGGTCGGAGTACCTACGTGTTGAGCACGAAGATGGATGCTGCGTTCAAGAACATCAATAGCATCTCGGGATGTCAATATATGTACGTATCGACTCCGATGACACTCAAAGCTTGCATTGCTGCACTCACGAAACAGGGATACGTGTATGCGGACCCCAATACCAAACTCACGACACCAGCAAAACGGTTTTTCCCATACCATGCTGGTAAAATCACGGTTGGGGGGGACGAGATATCCACGACACCACAGCAATTGAAGTCGGTGTTGGATACGTTTAAGTCTGCGGCCAACCAGCGTGGTGATCTGATCAAGGTATTCATCGGGACACGGTACGAGGGCCTGGACATGCACTATTTACAGGCCGTGCACATCATGAGTCCGTTACCGACCATGGAAGACGACGAACAGGCGATCGGGCGAGCTTTGCGGTATTGTGGCCACAGAGGATCCGCGAACAAGGTGGCCGTCTACCGGTACTTTGCCACCCCTCCCAAGCACCAGAACACAGGAAACATGACTGAGGCAAAGCAGAAGAAGATAGAACGTCAGAAACAGGTCCTGGCACAGTTGAATTCAGGCGGTGTGAACATGCACGTATACAGAGATGCCGAACGCCGCGGAAAGCCATTGGAGATGTTCATGGGCTGTGTCCAGGCCCAGAGCGTCGAATGTGACTCGTCAAGTGCGAAGGGAGGCATTCTGGAGAACATCCAGTTCACACCTGTTCGATGTCATGCTCGGTGTCCCGTACGCCTTGGTATGGACGGGGAACTGGTGGTACCGAAGGACAAGGGAAGCGTTTCTGTCCGACCATCAGCCCCATCTATCCGACCATCAGCCCCATCTATCCGACCATCAGCCCCATCTATCCGACCATCAGCCCCATCTATCCGACCATCTTCCATTCGCCCTCAGAGTACTTCCCACCCCCAGAGTATGTTTGACAGATCTTTGGGTCGTTCTGGCATGACGACTGCACAGCTGTTCAACGCGATGAAGCCTCGAGTGAGCATGCAGACATCTCTGGTGCCTTCACGTCCTGTGCGTCCTGTGCGTCCTGTGCGTCCTGTGCGTCCGACTGACCAGACAAACGGGACGATGAAGACCAGCTCGCTGTTCGAGGCCATGAAACCGAGGACGACACTTACGTACCCGACCACTGGACTGACTTGGACAGAGATCGAAAGGCCGCACTCTTACAGGCGATCACAGGGGGGTTCCAGGTACCACTGGAACTGAATGTGTCTTGTACCTGACATGTGTTGCCAGTCAGATTCAGTCAGACTCTTTCCAGTACAATTCGCAAGATGCCCTAGGGATAGTATGCCCTAATAGGGATCATATGTATGCATATATAGTCATTTTTGAAGCAGATTGAATCCCAACTCTACTATCAAGCTTAACATGTCTACATCTGTCTGTTTGCACAGCATTCAAGCTATGATCGCGCACGATTGCGAAAAGAACGAACCAGTTTCAGCGACCTTCGTGGTCAGCCGCCTTCTGCACGAATGTACCCGCTGCATTGACGTCGAGGGCATCTGTATTCTCGGATTGAAGTACGAGGGTCGGTTGATGGGGCCCATGTTGCTCAACGCCCCTTCACAAAATTTTCGAGCTCTTTTCTCAGCTTCGACTGTCGACCATGTGCTTGGTGAATACACCAAGCAGGGCCGTGGTGTGACGTTTATGGATGTATGTCCGTGTGAATTCGCGACGAATATGGTCCGTTACCCCGACGGTCATGTTCGCATTATCTCCAACGTTCGCGTCGGGGTCTATGGTGATTGTCAGGATTGTCAGGATTGTCAGGATTGTCAGGATTGTCAGAACGTTCTTACATGGAACAGCAAATTGGGAAAACATGTTCCGGACCATTTCTTGATCGAGTTGGTCTGGAATATTCTGAAACTGGGTCTGAGGACGTTGGATGAATGTGAGGCGTTCCTGCGTCCTTTGCCGTCAGAGTGCTCGAGTGGACGTGTGTATCTTTTGGATCCGTCTCAGGTCGGTTGTTTGATCACGAGGGGACAACATGCTATGGGCAATGTTGACGTGTGTCATACTTTTTTTCAGGATTGTGCATTGTACAGCTCGTACACTAGGAAGTGCCCGAAACGTAACGGAAGTGATGTCCTGGACACTCCAGATGTCGGGATGATTGAGCATCACGTCTGTTTGGTAGACGAGTTGGACTGTTTGAACGAGTTGGACTGTTTTTTGAACGAGTTGGACTGTTTGAACGAGTTGGACTGTTTTTTGAACGAGTCGGAGGACAGTTGGGATTTGAACGACTTCGATACGCTCTTCCACCTGTGACAATTATTTCGAGAATGAATACATTACATAAAAATATACCTTCTTCTATGTTTGTCTACATGTCCATGGTGTTTGTGGAGGCATTAATTGTAGGTGCTGTCATGGCCATCGCATTGAGCGTTTCGGATGTCCTGGTTCCCATAAACGGACCTCAGCGTGCAGCATATACAGGTTTCATTGTGGGTGCCCTGATCCATATGGCCTTTGAAATCTTTGGAGCGAATCGCTGGTACTGTAGCCAGGGAGCTAGCTGCAAGAGGAGAAATACCTGGGCATAAAGGAGCCAAATCGATACCCAAGGATATCAGTCATGCAGCCCTCTCAGACCCCGCAGACGACCACCAAGACCACTAAGACCTCCAAGCCCTCCGGAACCGCCATGCAGAGCTCCAACTCACAGATCGTCGATACTTCCACGTGTCCTGACTCGGACTGCACGAGCCAGTGTCCCGTTCCTCCGTGCCAAAGTGTCCCTCCTGCCAAGTATTTTGCCGGGTTGATCGATGCGCAATTGTCCATCACGACGACCAAGAACAACACGGCACGTGCCACTTTGGTTTCCCAGGATCCTCGTATTGCCGAGCAGATTTCCATCAAGTTCCGACCGACACGTATCACCATCATCAAGCGTCCGTCGAAGCCTGATCAGTGCACCATTTTGTTCACGGGAGACAACATGATGTCGTTGCTCAGGTTTGCTGCCGAGCATTGTGTGATGAAACGTGATCTGGCCAAGACGACTTTGGAGTATATGACCAATGAGGCGACGGAGATGGATATCAAGAACGTGGCTCTGAACACGGACCTTGATATCGACTTGGATTGGGCCGGTGGGTACTTTGATGTACGTGGCATGATTACGCAAGATGTTCCTGCGACCGAGAACACGAAGAAGAAGCGTGGTGCGGTGAAGGTCGTGTTCCCGAAGCACGAGAGGTTCGCCATTCCTGCCCTTCAGCGCGTCATGCAAGGCCGTGTCAAGAAGAACAGCCCATGTCGTCTTGTATACGAGTCCAAGGACGCCATCAAGGAGTTCATGAGTACCGTGGATGGACACATCTGGACCAAGAAGCAGGATTTGCGCAAGCTTTCGGTTTAAATGTTTAATTATATCTGCCGTATATTAACCGATGCCCAAGTATTACCCCGCCAAACAGATCATTCCTGGGTTGTGGATCGGCTCCGAGGGTGACAGTCAGGACAGATCGTTCTTCCGTCAGCACAATATCGGCATGATTGTCAATTGTTCGAATACCATTCCGTTTAAAAGTACTCCAGGGGTGGAGGAGTACCGTGTCCCGATAGACGACGATCCCAGTAATAACGGCATCATCCTGAGTCATTTCCCTGTCGTTGTACGGGCCATTGATGCCGTCTTGTCGAGGGGAAAGTCGGTGCTTGTCCACTGTCGAGCCGGAATGCAACGATCTGCGTCGGTGGTCGCTGCCTATTTGATGTTCAAGCACCACATGTCAGCGAGGGACGCCAAACGTGCCATCAAAGACATCAAGAATGAAACGTTCTGGCCTGTTCCCACGTTTGATAAGGCACTGGCATCGTACGAGAAACAGTTGCAGGCATTCCATAACTAATTTCTACCATGGACTATATGGCAGGACAGAAAGGTCTTTTGTCGAGCGGTGCATCTCCCTATCACCACATCAAACTGTTGGTTCCATTGCTCGCGGCGCTGACACCCATGATGTACGAACGGTACCTCCCCGACTCATGGTTCCAGGGTCATCACGTAATTAAGGCATTGGGGTATGGTGCGATGACATCTGGTTTGATGTATGCGTTGATGGGTGTGATCGAGGAAAAGAGGTACCGTCTGCAGAAAGCTGTGTTGCTGGGTCTGTTGGTCAGTGAAGTAGTCATTTTTCACACGGATCATAAGCTTCCGTCTGTTGTCATGATCATCTTCTTCCTGTTTATGTATACGTTTGCACTGGGTGTTGACGGCGTGCACGATGTGTATTAGTCTGTATCAGTCTGTATCAGTGTCATCGTCTCGTACTCTCGTCATCGCTGGACGAGGACGTGTGGTCGAAGCACGTGGCGCAAAGGCTGGAACGTGCACAGAACAGTGCGATGGAGTTGACTGGACACATATCGCGACAGAATGGACAGGTGACAATGATTTGTTTACAAGATTGTTGGCATTTACACCGGCGCGTGCTCTTCGTCAGGCACTCGGCGCATGTGTACTGTCGGCAGCAGGACAGCTGGATCATGTGTCTGGGACAATCGTTTTTACAGAACGGGTGCATACATATTGAACACTCCAGGTCATTCATATCGTCTACATCAAAGTAATCCAATGGGATGGTCACTTCGATGATGGCGCGTTCGGGACTTGTCATTACAATATGTGGGGGGCGTAAATAATTAGTATGGAAAAAACGCTACTTTGGCCATCTAGAGGATGGGTGTGTTTTTGAACTCCTCGTACACCTTCCTCTGCTTCTTGTAAATTGTCACCTGCTCAGGGGTCACCTCTTGAGAATTGCCGGACTCGTCCCTGGCCTTGAGAGCCATGGCGAGGTATTTCTTCCCCTCTACCCGTTTTACCTTCTCCATCACATGGTTGACTGCGTGGACAAGTTCTTCCATCAGAGCAGCATCATCACCGGTGGTCAACACGATCCTGGCATTCCATACATAGGACTTGCTCGCAAAGATTCCCTGACGTTCGGCTGTGACAGGCGTCGCTTGGATCCCGTCGTCGGAGTCTGCCTTGTCCTGTACCTTGTCCTGTACCTTGTCCTGTACCTTGTCCTGTACCTTGTCTTGTACCTTGTCCTGCACATCCTCGATACCCTCTGTGTCCTCCGTGTCCTCCATGTCCTCCGTGTCCTCCGTGTCCTCCATGTCCTCCGTGTCCTCCGTGTCCTCCGTGTCCTGCGTGTCCTGCGTGTCCTGCGTGTCCTGCGTGTCCTGCGTGTCCTCATCCTCAACCTCCTGGACAGCTGCCTTCCTCTTGACTCCTGTGTCAGGAGCCTTCCTCTTGACTCCTGTGTCAGGAGCCTTCCATCCCGCCGGGCGTTTCCCGCAGTTCCCCCTGTGCCGGGCGGGTTTCAAGCACCAGGCAGTCCTCGGGCACTGCTGCTGCTTCTGCATGTCCCTCGTTTGCATGTCCTTCGATGGAACAGCCTGTAGGATCGGATGTTCTTTCAACCCCATGCTGATCGTCAGATTGTTGATGTATTCCATGGGCGTCTTTCCGCTTTTCTTGGCGTTCTTCAACATCTCCAGATTCTTCTGGGCATCATCACAGTGTTGCCAATTGTAATAGTGTTCGACGACTTCTCCGACGTCGATTCCCACGCCCTTTTCCATAAACGGTACGAAGTTCTCTCCCCAAACGTAGTCCTGGAAAAGGCTTCGATGCTTGTGGTGCATATCATTCGTGATCATATAGAACATCACCTGCACCCACTCGGAAAGACACTCACTGTATCTGCCAAGCCGTTTCTGGATCATGGGAAGGTTCTGTTCAAAATAATGAGCCGTCGCCTCAATGGCTTGTTCGACAAAGACCTCCGAGGGCCACTCGAGGTTGACGTTCTCGTACGAGTACACAATGTTGTAAGGAGACCCATACCCCTCGTACGTATCATCGACACGGATTTCCAGACTGTCATACGGGAGGTGCAAGGTGTTCAGGGTATTCTCAGCCTCTTTCTTCGCTGCCTTAATGTCCACATGGTACACAACAGACGAGCCTACCATCTTATCTTCTTCTTGTATCTCTTCGGAGGGTTGATTGGCAATGAGTATGTGTGTATCTTCGCAAAGCCTGGCGACAAGAGGGAAAATTTTCAATTTTTCTCGAATTCGAGAAACTTCGAAGTTTCTTCAAAGAAATTTCTCAGTTTCACTTTCTGAGCCTTCTCCGAGCCTTCTCCGAGCCTTCTCCGAGCCTTGTCCGACGTGTGTCACTCAAACGCTGTCACTCAACAGTCCCGACGTCACTCAAACGACAATGAAAGTCCAGTCGACGACAGACGAGAGTTCAAAAGTTCAACGTTTTCTCGAAATTGTGAGAGAAAAGAGCCTTGACCCCGAGCATGTATGTAGAGTTCTTTCTCCATTCATCGAACTCATCGAAACGAGCGAGTTGGACGAGACATTGTCCGTGAGAATGGTGACAGTGGCGCTCAAAACGCAGTGGGGTGTCGACTCTGACTCGTTGCCCTGCACGCTTGCTGGGTGGAAGACTTTGCAAGACAGTTTGAAAAGCATGTAAAGTCGTCCTTGTCACCTCACACATCGTCAATGCCCACCCAACCGACACGAGATGCTTCCTGGAGGTCTGTGTCTGTGTCATAGATTGGCTTGCCAAGCCACACAGGGTCTGGTGGCGGAACATACACCGCTCGTCGTGCCATCAGATCCGTGTGAAAGTCTTTCAGCTCGTCGACAACAGACTTGAACCATTGTCTGTCACGTTCCACAGTGGTGATCGTGAACAGCTCCTCGACGCCGTTGAGAGACGCAGGTTGCCACTGGACGAAATAGCATGCGTCGAGTCCGGTACACTCCATCTGGACCTGTATCTGTGGCCAGTAGTGGTGTGGCACATCGTACGGAATCGGCACACGTTTATACGGACACTTGATCTCTATCAGTTTCCCTGTAGACGTGACGCCATCCGGAGACGCACCGAGCCAGGGCAAGTCCTCGTGGATGACCAGCCCGACTTCCCAAGCCACTTCTCCAAGGACCTGCATTGCTCGTTCTCGAACTTGGTCTTCGTTCGCCTGTCCCCACCGTGTCATGTGGTTGCCCGTAAACGTGCCCGATACCTTTTGTTTGAGGAGGGCTTCACGTGGGTTGCGTTGACTTGCGAACGCCGGGATCCCGAGTGCACCTGCCACGTCGCTCGCTGTCATCAGACCTTTTCTTACGTTGTACCATGCTTCAGTTCTCTGTTCATACTGTGGCCTGCTCAGTAGCTCAGGAACCACGGGATGAATGCTCTGATTCGCCCATGTTCCTGCTGCTATGGTCGTTCGTACTTGATCCATTTTGACCGGACCTGTGCCCTCTCTTCTTTATATGGCTGTAATGACACATATGTCCGAGCCACGATCGACACGAACCGTTTCGGGGCTGGAACGATCGATGGTAGCGATCTTCTTCTCGCGACTCCGACGACGTGCACCAAGCATGTATAAAGGAACGATTACCCGTTTCTTCGCATGTCTGTCGTGGTCCAGCAGTGTGATACGACGCCTGATACTGAGCACATCGATCAACGACACGTCTCCCAGGATGAATCGCCGATTCCTGTGGAGCCGCGATGTGTATCTGGGTTCGACACGTTCGCGATGGTTGAGCCCACACGATCGCTTGTAATTGATCAAATACGTCAACTGGTCTTCGATCTGGTACAAGGAGCGAAGTTCCCTGGTCCCAACCCATGCAGTATTGAACGTTCGAATGTGCGATCTTTCAAATCACAGAACTACTGGGTATGCGATAAGACAGACGGGATACGTTGTCTGTTCGTGTGTATGGGCCATACAGTGACCATACAGGATCGATCTGTGTCCCTGAAACTCTGTTTACTGGTCACTCGGAACTGGGAGGTACACGTCCAGAAGATCGATATTTGCCCCAGAGTATGGCGTCAGGGATTGGTTGTCGATGGTGAGCTGGTGAAGATCGACGACCAGTGGACATGGCTCGGATTTGACGCGATCCTCGTCTCAGGCATTCCCGTATGGAGGGAACCGTTGTCGGTCCGTTTGCGATGTGCCAAACTTGCCTGGACACATTACCGTCACACTCCTGGCGAGGTATGTTTGGGATGGAAACCGTTCTATCCATCTGTGAGCGAGTATATGGAAGCAACGAAGGACCAGCCGATGGTTTCCGATGGAGTCATTCTCACACCCGAGGCTGATCCTGTCCGTGTTGGCCGACATAGACGTTTATTTAAGCTCAAGCATAACGATAAGCATACGGTAGACTTTCTTGTGGAGCACGGAAGGGATTTGTGCATTTACAACCCGGCCACGAAGGACCATGTGAAAGTCGCGATGTTGTCCGAGCCACTGACACACCCGACTCGCACCATCGCCGAGTGTCGTTTTGTGGATGGTGTGTGGGTATTTGTGTGTTTCCGAACGGATAAGGATACAGCCAACGATCTGTTGACATACAACAAGACCCTGGTGAATGCCCAGGAATGTCTCACGCTTCACGACTTGCTCTGATGATGACAATTCGTGAACTGTTTGTGCTTTTACTGTGTCTTGTGGTGTTGTGTTACCAATCAAAGTCGAACCCATCGTCTTCTTCGCCCTCTTCGTCGGCTTCCTCCCACTCGCCCCAATCACCCGACTCCTCTTCGTCGGCTTCCTCCCACTCGCCCCAATCACCCGACTCCTCTTCGTCGTCGGAGTCGTCGGAGTCGGAGTCAAACTCACCCTCCGATATGACATCCAGGTCCCGGTCCACCTGATCCTCTTCGTCCCAGTCATCCTCCACATCCTCATCAAACTCATTGTCATCCTCCACATCCTCATCAAACTCATTGTCATCCTCCTCTTCGTCCCAGTCATCCTCTTCGTCCCAGTCACCCTCCACATCCTCATCAAACTCATTGTCATCCTCCACATCCTCCTCTTCGTCCCAGTCACCCCCCATGTCCTCCACATCCTCCTCATCAAACTCATTGTCATCCTCCACATCCTCCTCTTCGTCCCAGTCACCCCCCATGTCCTCCACATCCTCCTCTTCGTCCCAGTCATCCTCTTC